AAGCTGGCAAAAGTTCTCTGGGCAGCGAATAAAAGCATAGAATCATATAAAAAACTGCTCAAAATGACCGATGAGCTGGTGAAATCTCAATTTATAGAGATGTTTGGAAATCCGATTTTAAATAATAAAGGATGGGATTTTGAGCCGCTACCTAAAGTTGCGACAATCGTTTTGGGGACAACGCCAAGCTCATCAGAGCCTGAATTTTGGGACGGAAACGTAAAATGGATTACACCCGCGGAACTTCAAGATGACACTTTTGAAATTTTTGACTCTGTTCGGCATATTACCGAAAAAGGAGTAAAATCGGCGGGTTTACGCCCTTTTCCCAAGGGAACGGTGATATTTTCAACCCGTGCGCCTATCGGGAAGACCGCAATTGCGGGTTGTGAAATGTATTGCAACCAGGGATTTAAGAATTTTATTTGTGGCGAAAAACTCAATCCGGTATATTTATATGCGGCTCTCCGTATTAATAAAGATTATTTTATTAACCTTGGAACGGGTAATACATTTAAGGAACTATCCAAAGCGCGATTAGAGCAAATATCCATTTCAGTACCGCCAATCGAACTTCAAAATGAATTTGAAGAAATATTCAGGCAGAGCGATAAATCAAAATTAATTCTTTCGCATTTTCTTGACCGTAAACTGCGGTAATTTACTAAGCCAGGCTCGTTCAGGGCTATTTTATGCTACCCTGAATAGATGTCTTTTTTTAGAAAATAATGTAAAAAAATAAGAGCTGAAACAGCCAGCTCTCATTTTCTATTTTATAAATATTTCGGGAATGTTATATTGAATATCTTGAACTTCACTTCGCACGGATTCTTTTGGACATTCCAAAAGAGATAGTTTCAGTTTCGGTCCCGAAAGAGTTGTTTCTACATATTTGCTTTGGTTTTGTTTTATATAAGTGGAAGTTTCGCGCGAGAATCCGTTTCTTTGTAATAGAATGGTGAGAGGATTTGTTGAGCCATATTCCACAAATTCATACCAATCATTATCAAAGTTTTCAACATGATGTTGCTTTTTATATTCTGTTGAAAAACGCAAGAAGTAATTTGCAAGGCTAAAAAGAATGGTATGATCAATGATTGTTAGTGTTTCCGCGGTTACGGCATTTTTGTGTAATCTTGAATCATCATAATATTCTGGTCTGCCATTAATATTTACGGTGGATTCAAAGTGTGTTTTCTTGTAAAATATAGCCTTATCAATTATACTTTTTAATCCATATCCTTCCATCCATTGAGTTAAAATAACTGCGTAATAACGTAATGCTTTATGTGATCCATCATCAGAAATGGATCCGAGCGTTTTACTTTCATATTTATCCCATTTAAACATTACGTATAGTTCTTCTAAGAATTTTACTACCGTTTCATAGTCAAATGTGCCATCAGCGTTTCGGTCGGGATACTTTTTTCCGTTGCTAATTGCAGTGTACAAATTTTCTGTTTGGTCAACTGAAATATTTATGTCATCGTCAGGTTTTGTGCGTTTATGAGAGCCAAGAAAGTGCTGTTTGATTGCTTGAACATTTTCTGGATTAAGGAAATCGTCAAAGGCTCGACGAACGACGCTGTTTCTATCTTTAGTTATGTCGCGTAATAAAATTAAACCAAATTTACGCATGAGCGCATATGATTCTTTTGTTTGTGTCCCTGGATATTGCTGGAACTCAGTAGTGCCAGCAAGCAGCGATTCCACAATTTTAGCCTTTTGTGGCTTGGTTAATTCTGTAACCAGAGAAATTTTTTGTTCGGGGACATCTTGCTCGATAAGTTCTTGATATTTCTCTGCTCTTTGTTTGAGTTCGGAACGTATAATGAATACATTTCCGTAAAGGTTATATTCGATTCTTCCAACGCGCCCGATTAAATTACGGAAGTCAACTGGAGTCATATTGTGAGGTCCGTTGCCGTAACTCATAATAAATAAATTGTCGGCTGGCAGATTCACGCCTTCAACCAAAGTGCTTGTGCAGAATAAAATGGTTATTCTATGTTCACGGAAACATTTTTCTATATTTGCGCGGATATATGCGGGGAGATATCCAACGTGGTAAGCTACGCCTTTTGTAATAATATCTGCCAAATAATATGTATCGTGAATTTCATTTCTTATTTCTTTGGCTATAGATTCTAATACGGGGTCATTCTTTGAAGGAAGAGTCTGCGCATATTCTCTTGCCATTTCAATAGCTTTATCTTTGCTATTAAAATAAACAATGCTTTGTTTGCCTGGAGTTGAAGCAATAGCCCTGACGAGTTGTAAAGGTCTAACACCGGGTTGTAAGCTGGTAATCGGAAGCATTTGCTTTGAATGCTCATTAAATAGGGTAACTTTTTGTGAAAAAGTATCTATATAATATTTTAGCTGGCTAACGGGGGAATAGCTTGTAGAAAGTGCAGCCCGCTTAGTTGCTTCAATGTCTGGTACGAGCTTAAGATACACTTCAGGATTAGGGATGTTAGGCGAAGCAAAAACAACATGCGGCTTGATTTCCTTTTCTGCAAGCATGTCTATAACTTTATAATAAAAAGCACTGCGTCCATCGCCAGAGGAAATTTTATGTGCTTCATCTATAAAAAGATAATTTATGTTAATGCGAGGATTGCTTATTAATAAGTATAATAAGCGTTCCGGTGTTAAAACAAATATAAAGTTATGCGGCTGTTGAAGCATTAACGCGCCGGCAGAGTTAATTACTGTATAGTTTTTGTCTTCCAATAATGATTTAAGGTCTTGAATTATGTTGCTTGTAATTTCAGTAATTAGTGCCTTGGTAGGGACAAGAATAGCAAAATTAGCGGCAACGTCATTTTTTACTTTATCCTTGATGAACATTCTCATAAGGAGTGATTTTCCCATGGATGTGGGACCAGAATAGCTGAAGGCAGTTTCATCAAGCCGATCATAAATAGCTTTCTGTGAATGGAAAAAATACTTATTTTCTTGGTACGGAATTGATAGATACTCCATATCAAAATTTGCGTAAAGGGCATCAAGAAAAGAAGTACTGGTGTAATTTGTTTTTATTAATTGCACCCCGCGGTAGTTCCCGATTGTGGTGAGAACTGAAGCTGCGTAATATTCAACTTTAGGATTGTTTGGATACAGGGTAAAAAGAAGAGCAACAATTTCTTGCGCCCAGGCTCTATGTTTTTCCGAGTTATCAAAGCCGGCAGACTTTGAAAGTAAATCAGCAAAACGTAGGGCATCATCCAAATTGATAGGGTGAGCGCTTATACTCTGTATGCTCATCAATTTATAACTATAATTTAGCAGCAAATTTGTATAAATTTCATTTAGGTATTCGTTTTTATCGATGTCCCTGAAAATTTCTTCACCGAGTGTAAGATGGTGAGGGGTTATCATGCTTCACCCCCTAAGGCGGTATTCATGATAAGGTTTTTATCATTATCGGCATCATTCAGTGGAAGGACATAAATATAAAATGAATACGCAGTTAAATTTTTATCACAAATTAATTTTTCTATATGAGGGATGCAAGCAGTTATATCGGCTTGCATTTTGCTATCAACCGCGGCGCGGTAATCCGCATTTGAAAGTAAGGCGGCGTTTGGAATGCCGATGCTATAACCGATAAATAATCCGAAAGCAGTATCGGGAGGAACTGAACCGCCTTTTTGCGGAATTAACATTCCTTTGAGATATTGCATGGTGGGGGCATCGAACGAGCGGTTTAAAATATCCCCTTCAATTAAGGTATATTCATCATTAGCGGTTGACTTGATTTCACTGATTTGAGCGAAAGCAGAATCTATTGCAGCTTTCAAATCGTTTACTACTTCAGAAGCTCCAAATATGACCTGATTGTTTGCACCGTTTGGAAGTAAATGTATGCCAGATGTTTTACTTTGGTATGTACCACCTATATTTTGAAGTTCGATTTTACTGCTTATTTTGGGTGCGTTTAATGCGCATTCCAGAAACGAATATAACATTATTTCTGCAAAATGGCTTTGACCAGGGGCTGCAGTAACTCTCTTTTTGTACGCTCGAATAGCATCAGCAGTAAGATTTTCTATGTCTTCCATTGTGTATGAATTTCTTTGCGCGCGTGAAAAAACATAGCGTCCAATATTATCCCAGATAAATTTTGAAATATCTCTATAACTGAATTCGTTGCCGGAAACGCTTAAGTGATAAATATGAGTGGCAGAAGGGTTTGGAATAGAAAGAGCATGGTTGGGATGAACTTCAGTGAATACAGCATCAAACCTTGTGCTTCGTGCGGTAGCAGCAAGCGGGGTTACGGGGAGACTATGGCTTTCAATAATATTGATTTCATCTTTATGAGATTCAAAAGAAATTACATAATCTTTATCGATTTCTTTAATGCTTGCTTTCCAAGCTGTGTTTGAAACCTGTGTTACAGAATAGTAAAACAGGCAAGCCAAAAGACCGGATATAGAAAATGCATTTTTTGTTAGAATATCATGTTTAGTATATCCCGAAATGGGGCACAAATTCTGACTATCAGGTATGGTTGTATCTTCGGTAAGTACCTGCTTAAACGCTAAAACAATATGTTTTTGAAGTGAAGAATTGAGATGTGGTAAAACACTTTCAGCGTAATAATCGGCAAGTTCATTTATAGGTTTTTTTCTGGTTAAATCTATGAATGCTTGGGAAGGATTTTTATCCCCACATTTTAAATGTCCTTGATAGCTGGCTTCTGCATATGAAGGATCATCCTCAATTCCAGCAAGTATAGCACTAAAAAGCCGCTGCTGTCCTCGAGCAGTAGCTTTGGCTTGCGAAATGATATTTAAGAATGTTCCTATGCAAAGTTTCTTCAAATAGCGCATCCTCCAAGAGATATGTAGTATGAATTAGTCAATTAGTAATATCGTATTTATTATAGCATAAAAAACGTAAAAACACAATCCCTATAATATTGAAAAGGCAAACTTCGTTAGTAAGAAGTTTGCCTTTTTTTATTTATGCAGAACTTTTGGTGAAGACAATAACTGGTCAATAATCGGGCAACTTTCAGGCATTTAAAGCACGGTTTTTTCTTGCTATACTGTAACCGTAATTAAAAATATCTCGCCCGGACATGCATTAAAGGGCAAACGGATATAACGCACTTCGAACAATTTTTAGGATGTGGAGGTGTGTTGATACCCTTTCTTTAATGCGTCCTTTTAATGGCGTTTTCGGCTTGGGTATCGAAAGGTACTCAAGCCTTTTATATTTCGGTTTGCCGCAGATGTTCCTTCGGGAGAGGAAGGAGCATTTATGATAATCAAGTATCAATTTGCAGACGGAACTACGAGTGAAGTTGAGGTAAGCGAAGAAATAGGTGCGTACATTACCGCATCGAGGAGAGAGGAATCGAACGGAGACCGCAAGCAGCGGTACCACTGCATTTCTCTGGACGGATTTGAATATGAAGGCGAGGCGTTCGCGGACGAAAGCCAGAACCAGGACCGCATACGGGAAGAGGAAGAAAGTCAATCCAAAGTGGACAAGTTTCTTTCTACACTCACTGCTGTGCAGCGCCGGAGGCTTGAACGCCGGTTGGATGGCGCTTCGGCTGCGCAGATAGCAAGGGAAGAACACTGCGATCCGAGCGTGGTTCGGGAAAGCCTGAAACAGATAAAAGCAAAATACAAAAAACTTTTTTAATTTTTTTCTAAAATACCCCCCTCGAAACCACCCCCTTTTCTCCGAATAGTGAAGGGCAGCAATAACGAAACGCTCTTCGAAGGAGGTAAGAAGGTGAAGCACAATCTCAAAATCAGTGTTTCCAAGGAACCCAAGCAGGATGGCATAGTTACTTGCAAGCAGATGAACCCGAAAGACAGAAAGTTCAAAAGTATGCTGAACGGAATGCAGGGCGTGATGATAGTCGTTCCCGGCAGCTCGGTAGAAGGTATCACCATCTGTGAAGTGGATTCCAAAGGAGGTGAACATGCCACCTGCTAAACACGCAGTGCTTTCGGCATCAGCATCGCACCGTTGGCTCCACTGCAATCCGTCAGCCAGGCTTGAACTTGAATTCAAAGACCGGGAAACGGCGGCGGCAGCGGAAGGATCGGCGGCGCACGCACTCTGTGAACACAAGCTCAGACGAAAGTTAAAACTTCGCAGCGAGAGACCGGTTTCCAATTTCGATAACGATGAAATGGAACAGTACACAGACGATTACACGGATTTCGTTATGGAGCAGGTCATCCGGGAACGAAGGCGCGATGCGGAAACACAGGTTCTCATTGAACAGCGGCTGGACTTTTCCTGCTATGTGCCTGATGGCTTCGGAACCGGAGACTGTTTGATTGTATCCAAAGGTCGACTGTATATTATCGATTTTAAGTACGGTCAGGGTGTGCTGGTGGAAGCGGAAGATAATTCTCAGATGAAGCTGTATGCGTTGGGCGCTTTGAGGGAGTTTGGAGAGAAGTACCAAATTAAAAAAATAAAAATGACTATCTTCCAACCCCGAAGAGAAAACGTAAGCACCTGGGAAATCACGGCAGCACGACTTAAGCGCTGGGCGGATAAGGACCTGAAACCCAGAGCAGTCAAAGCCTACAACGGCGAAGGCGAGTATTGCCCCGGCGAATGGTGCTTGTTTTGCAAGGCGGCAGTCAAGTGCCGTGCAAGAGCCGAAGAGAAGTTAAAAATCGCGCAGAGCGAATTTAAACTTCCTCCACTGTTAACCGATGCTGAAATCGAAGTTGTCCTGGCAAAGCTGCCCAACATAAAAAAGTGGGCAGAGGAAATTCAGGAATACGCTTTGCAGGCGGCGCTCGGTGGGAAGCAGTGGCAGGGTTTCAAGCTGGTCGAAGGCAGGTCAAACCGCAAATATGCGGATGAGGAAGCGGTGGTCAAGGCGGCAAAGGCTGCCGGTTACCACGACATTTACAAGCAGACTTTAATTCCGGTAACCGAAATGGAAAGGCTTATGGGGAAGAAGGAGTTTGCAACCGTCCTTGGCGGTCTCATAGTAAAACCGCAAGGCAAACCTACGCTTGTCGAGGATACCGATAAGCGTGTAGCAATTCAAGTATCCAATCCAAAAAACGAATTCAGTGAAATAAAAGGAGATTAAAAAAATGGCAAATTCGAAGACAAAAGTAGTAACGGGCGTGGTGAGACTTTCCTACGCAAACGTATGGGAACCCAAGGCAGTAAGCGAGGGACAGACTCCCAAGTACAGTGTGTCGATAATCATTCCCAAGGATGATAAAGACACGCTTGCAAAAATCAACGCGGCAATTGATGCGGCGATTGAGGAAGGCATCGGTAAGTTCGGCGGCAAGAAGCCTAACAAAGCAACATTGAAACTTCCGCTCCGTGACGGTGATGTGGAAAGAGAGGATGACGAAGCGTATGCAAACGCATTCTTCGTAAACGCGAACAGCGCAACGGCACCTCAGATTGTGGATGCAAGAGTGCAGCCTATTTTGGAGCGCGGCGAAGTATACAGCGGCGTATATGCGAGAGTTTCCATCAATTTCTACGCTTTTAACAGCAGCGGCAATAGGGGCATCGCGTGCGGACTCGGAAACATTCAGAAGGTCCGTGACGGTGAACCTCTCGGCGGCAAGACGAAGGCAGAAGATGACTTCGGTGAATTGCCCGCGGATGCAGACGATTTACTTTAAGGCTCTATCGGTTGGGGTGGTAGGTTAGCCTATCACCCCTGAAACCGAACTGCGAGGTGGAATATGAAAACAATCAGCATTGACATTGAAACATATTCTTCCGTTGATTTGCAGAAGTCCGGTGTTTACCGGTATGCGGCAAGTGATGATTTTGAAATTTTGCTTTTTGCTTATTCCGTAGACGGTGGCGAAGTTAAAGTAATCGACCTTGCCTGCGGAGAGAAGATACCTCCCGATATCGTGCTGGCGCTTACCGATGAGTCGGTACGGAAATTTGCGTTCAATGCGCAGTTCGAAAGGGTGTGTTTATCACGGCTTCTGGGATATTCAACGGGGAAATATATCGACCCGAAATCTTGGTTCTGCACGATGGTGTGGGCTGCAACTTTGGGACTGCCTCTTTCGCTTGAAAAAGTGGGAGCAGTTCTGGGGCTTGACAAACAGAAGCTCGGTGTCGGTAAGGAACTCATCCGTTATTTTTGCAAACCATGTGAACCTTCGCAAATTAACGGTGAAAGAACCAGAAATCTTCCTTACCATAGCCGCGAAAAGTGGGAACTTTTCAAAACTTACAACAAACGCGATGTGGAAGCGGAAGCAGAAATACAAATGCGACTTTCTGCTTTTCCGGTTTCGGAAAGAGAGTGGGGAAATTATCACCTTGATCAGCGTATCAACGATTACGGCATCGCGCTGGATATGGACTTCGTAGAACACGCGATACGGTGTGATGAAGTTAACACCGGCTCAGCAACCGAGAAGGCGCGTGCGCTTACAGGAATTGACAATCCCAACTCACCGTCTCAGCTCAAAGCCTGGCTGATAGAGCAGGGGCAGGTTGTGGAATCGCTTTCAAAAGCGGAGGTAAATCGCCTTTTGCAAGATGCGACCGGGAACATTGAAGAAATCCTTCGGCTCCGTCAGGAACTTGCGAAGTCAAGCGTGAAGAAGTATGTGGCTATGAAGAATGTAGTCGGAAGCGATAATCGCGCACGCGGACTTATTCAGTTTTATGGTGCAAATCGGACCGGACGGTATGCCGGGCGTTTGATTCAGGTTCAAAATCTGCCGCAAAACCACCTTGAAAATCTGCCGGCAGTACGTGAACTGGTGCGTTCCGATGACTACGATAGCCTTGAGAAAAAATACGGAAATATTCCCAACGTGCTATCTGAGCTGATAAGAACAGCTTTTGTTCCGAAGGCGGGATGCAGATTTATAGTTGCTGACTTTTCGGCAATTGAAGCGCGAGTAATCGCGTGGTTCGCCGGCGAACAGTGGCGCTTGGATGTATTTGCAAAAGGCGAAGATATCTATTGCGCATCAGCAAGCCAGATGTTCCACGTTCCGGTGCAAAAGAACGGCGTAAACGGACACCTGCGCCAGAAAGGGAAGATAGCGGAACTTGCGCTCGGTTACGGCGGCTCTGTGGGCGCACTGAAGGCAATGGGCGCAACGGCAATGGGAATTCCCGAAACCGAATTGAAGCCGCTGGTGGCGGCGTGGCGCGGCTCAAACCCGAACATTACAAAATTCTGGTGGGCTGTCGATAGGGCAGTTCGGTATGTAGTTTCAAACAAGCAAACCTATGAATGCTATGGTTTGAAATTCTCGTATGAGAAAGGAATTTTATTTATTCAGCTTCCTTCCGGTAGACGGCTTGCGTATGTGAGACCTCGAATTGGAGTGAACAATTTCGGCAGTGATTGTGTTACTTATGAAGGTTTGGGTGCTTCGAAGAAGTGGGAACGTATCGAGAGTTACGGACCGAAATTCGTAGAGAATATCGTGCAGGCAACCGCGAGAGATGTTCTGGCGGATGCTATGATGCGCCTGGATAATGCTGGGTTCAAGATTACGATGCATATTCACGATGAAGTTGTGCTTGAAGTTGAAAACGGCAAATCGAGCGTGGAAGAAGTTTGTGCAATTATGGGTGAAGCGTCGGAGTGGGCAGAGACGATGAACCTTCGCGCGGACGGTTATGAGTGCGCATTTTACAAAAAGGAGTGAGGCAATGAAGAAACCAAGTTTTTATAACAAAGAAGGTTATCCCAGCCCGACTGAGTATTACGCTGAACTTCACCTAATGGAAGAGGAAATGGAAAAGCAACGTGAGCTACACAAGTTCCGTCCTTTGGTTTATGTCTGCTCTCCGTATGCCGGTGATATTGCCCGTAATACTGCGCAGGCACGGCGCTTTTCAAAGTTCGCGGTTGATGAAGGTTTTCTACCAATAACGCCGCACCTATTCTTCACTCAGTTTTTAAACGATGCGAACCCGGATGACCGAGAAATCGGAATGTATATGGGCTTGGTGCTTCTAACCAAGTGCAGCGAATTGTGGGTTTTCGGTGAGAGGATGTCTGCGGGAATGCTGCGCGAGATTAAAAAAGCACAGAAGCGAGGAATTCGAATCAGGTACTTCAATGAAGAGTGCCAGGAGGTAATGAAATGATTAGTCCTTTCAGGGGATATGTAAAAACCAAGGACAAACATCCTTGTCAAAAATTCGGAAACGGTGAACCGCTTTTGTCTCTTGAAGACGTGAGCAAGTTAGACGAATACGCCGGGATATTAAACGGTGAATACACGGTTAAGGATGTGGATGAAGCCGGCGAAGCGGAAAGGGTATATGCGCTGGTTTGCGCAATGAACCTAAACTGCCGTGTTTACAAAACTACGCGCGGATTACACTTTATGTTCCGCAACAGTGAGTTCTGTACGAAAGGCGTGGTCAAGGCAATAGATGCCTTCGGATTCACGTTTGATGTCCGCACCGGAAAGAATATGTACGTTGTCTTGAAAAGCGGGGGAAAAGTAAGAGAGATAATCCGTGACTTTGATGAAACTCGCCCGGTGGATACCTTCCCGAAAGCATTCTCACCTATTAAGGGTGGGCAGAGCTTTACCGGTATGGGTGAAGGTGATGGCAGAAATGGGGCGCTGTTCAAGCATTCTGCAACGTTACTTCGAAACGGGTTCACTCCGATGGAAGTGAAGACTATTCTTTTCCAGATAAATCAGTATGCGTTTGCAGAACCGCTTCCTGATGAAGAAATGCAAAAAATCACCCGCAAGGATGCGCTTGAAAATTACATCGAACGCTCTACGGCTGAGGATGATTTCGGCTATCAGTTAAAACCGAAAGCACAAAACGATACCGGCATGGCAGACCTGTTCGTTCGGGAATATGGCGCTGAGATCAGGTTCAGCAAAGCGATGGGTTGGCTGGTTTGGAACGGGAAGCAGTGGGAAGTTTCGGAACTGAAAGCAAAGCAACGTTATATCGAGTTTGTGAAAAAGGTTCTGGAAACGGCAAGGCAGGCAGTCAAAGATGCATACGCGAATATGGGTGAAGGGGCGTTGGAAGACGGAGATAAAAAAGCCGGTAAGGATAATGAGCAGCTTGTAAAGGAGGCGCTGGCATATTACAAGTTCGCAAATAAAATGAACGATTACAGCAAGATTGTCGCGGTAATGCACTGCGCCGAAAGCCAGCTTGAAATTGCGGTATCCGAGCTTGACAGTAACCCCTTTGAACTGAACACGCCGAAAGGCATCATCGACCTGAAAACCGGGATTTCTTATGCGCACAGAGCTGAAGCGTTTTGTACCAAAATGACGAAAGTTGCACCGAGTACGGACGGTATGGAATTATGGGAGGACTGCCTCAATAGCGCAACTCAGAATAACACCGAATTTAAGGAGTATCTGCAGTATATTGCAGGGGGTATGGTAATTGGCAAGGTTTATGCCGAGTCAATGTTCATCGCATACGGTGATGGTGCGAACGGCAAGAGTACCGTTTTCAATACTATTCACGAGGTGCTTGGCGATTATGCCGGAAAGATACCCGCAGAATCTTTGACTACCAGAGCAAAGAACGCAAAAGTCGACCTTGCTGAAATGCTCGGAAAGAGGTTCGTCTTAGCAAGCGAAACGGAAGAAGGACAGCGCCTTTCTACCAGTATGCTCAAGCAGATAGCTTCGGTAGATGAGATTTCCGCAGAAAAGAAATATCACGATCCTTTTACATTCGCGCCGACACACAGCATTGTTCTTTATACCAATCATCTGCCGAGGGTGGGTTCAATGGACAAAGGAACGTGGCGCAGGCTCATTGTGCTTCCTTTCAATGCGGTAATCAAGAACCCGCAGCGTGACTATGCCGAAACGCTTATAAAGCAGGCGAGTGGTGCAGTGTTGCAGTGGGCTATCGAAGGCGCGAAAAAGTTTATAGCCGGCGGTTATCAGATGCCGCCTTGTGCAGTAGTCGATGAAGCGAATAAGGAATACAGAAAATCTAATGACTGGTTGCGCAGCTTCCTGGAAGAGTGCTGCATTATTGGCGAGATTGAAAAAATAACCGGGGGCGTGCTTTACAAGGCATACAGGGCGTGGGCTATCGAAACCGGCGAATATGTGCGGAGCAACCGTGATTTTGGGGAAGCGCTGCGTGTCGCAGGGTTCGAAATGAAGCATACGAAAATCGGCAATGAGTGGCGCGGGTTAACTTTGTCGGCTGACAGGGCTGTTGGTACTACGGCAGAAGAGGATTTTTTGAGGTAAGCAAGACTGTCGGTGAAGGGTGTTGAACCATAAATTCTAAATTACTTTAAGAAATAATAAAAGCTGAAAAAATAAAAAAGTTTAGAAAACTCGGTTCACCACCATTCACCCTCATTTCGGAGGTGGAAGTATGGAAGAAAAGAAAATAGAAAGCAAACTTGCAAAGGCAGTCAAGCGTTCAGGAGGTATGTGCTTGAAATTTGTCTCGCCTTCTTTCGCGGGGGTTCCCGACAGAATTGTGCTGATGCCGGGCGGACGGATGGCGTTCGTTGAAACTAAAACTACCGGAAAGGATATGCGACCTTTGCAGAGGAAGAGAAAATGGCAACTTGGAAAACTCGGCTTCAAAGTTTACTGCCTGGATAGTGAAGAAAAAATAGAGGAGGTCATCAATGAAATACGAACCTTATGAATATCAACAATATGCAACGCGGTTCATCGAAAAGAACGAAGTCGCTGCCGTGTTTCTTGAATGCGGACTTGGTAAGTCTGTTATAACCTTAACAGCAATCAAGCACCTGATTACTTCCGGTGAGGTTCGCAGGGTTTTGGTAGTTGCACCTTTGCGTGTAGCCAAAAATACCTGGAAAGATGAAATTGCAAAATGGGACCATCTGCAAGGGTTGACCTACGCAATTGCAATCGGGAGCGTTTCGGAAAGGATATCGGCACTGTTGGCGGCGGCGGACATCACGATTATCAACCGTGAAAATGTGGAGTGGCTGATAGAAAAAAGCGGCGTTGAGTTCGACTATGATATGGTCGTAATTGATGAGCTTTCTTCCTTCAAATCTCATAGCGCAAAACGCTTCAAAGCGTTGCTTCGGGCAAGACCGTATGTGTCCAGAATTGTGGGGCTTACGGGAACGCCTTCCAGCAATGGTTTGATGGATTTGTGGGCAGAGTTCAGGTTACTTGATATGGGTGAGCGCTTGGGCAGGTACATAACGCGATACCGGACAAACTACTTTACCCCCGATAAGCGAAATCAGCAGATTATTTTTTCATACAAGCCGCTTCCGGGTGCTGAAGAGCGAATCTACGAAAAAATATCCGACATCACTATTTCGATGCGTGCAAAAGACTATCTCAATCTTCCAGCCCTGGTGATGAACACCGTGAAAGTGGAAATGGACGAAAAGGCAAGCGCAATTTACAAGCAACTGAAGTCGGACATGATTGTGAATATACACAGCAGCGAGATTGATGCGGTCAATGCGGCGGCACTTTCTAATAAGCTGATTCAAATGGCAAACGGTGCGGTGTACGGTGAAGAGCGAAAGGTCCTGCACATCCACGATGAAAAGCTGAACGCACTTGAAGATTTAATCGAGAGCGCAAACGGCAAACCGGTCCTGGTTGCATACTGGTTCAAACACGACCTTGAACGCATAAAAGCAAGGTTCCCGGAAGCCAGAGAAATCAAATCATCGGAAGACATTCATTCCTGGAACCAGCGCAAGATCGCTGTGGGACTTATTCACCCGGCTTCTGCTGGACACGGCTTGAACCTTCAATCTGGCGGTTCTACCCTGATATGGTTCGGGCTGACTTGGAGCTTGGAACTGTACGAGCAGACAATTGGACGCTTGCTTCGACAGGGGCAAACAGAAACGGTTGTGGTTCATCACATCGTAACCGGAGGAACTTTGGATGAGCAAATTTTGAAATCCATAGCAAAAAAAGAAAAAACGCAGGATGCGCTAATTGATGCAGTAAAAGCGGAGCTTTGGAGGTAATCGATGACGAATGAGTGTGTAGAGAGTCTTGCAAATGCTATAGTTTTGCAAGCCGTGAAAGATTATCGAGAAGTGCTGCAAGTTTTGAAAAGCTATCCAAAGTATGAAAAAGCAATAACCGCAGAAGAGGAAATAGAGTTTTTTTTCCGGTCGGAGTGGTTTCAAACCCTATCCGGTATGGACGGAATACCGATTATGGAAAGATTGCAGAAGGAGGTATAAAATGACCGCGCACGAGTATTTGAGCCAGGTGTACTATTTGGACAGACAAATTAAATATGATTTACGGGAGCTTGAATCATTGCGTGAATTATCCATCGGCATATCTTCGCCAAATCTCGGAGAGCGTGTCAAAAGTAGCAGCAGTGGCGAACCGCCTTTTGTTAAGGCGCTGGAACGGATATGGAAGCAGGAAGAAAGAATTAATTCCGAGCTGAAGCGGCTGGAAGCGCTAAAAGAGGAAATTAGAAATGCCATAGAAACCCAGACGAACGCTGATGAACGTTGTGTGCTTCTTTACCGGTATATGCAGCATATGAAACTTGAAGAAATCGGTTATGAGCTGAACATCAGTATTAGCACCGTAAAACGTTGGTATAAATCGGCACTTTCTAAAATAAAGGTTTATAAATAAGAAATAGAAGAAAGTCTAAATCGGCTTTCTTCTATTTCTTATGTCCATACTGTTTAGTTCGAAGTGGTTTTATGTAGTTCTTGTTTAAGTCTCGCATAGAGCCAAAAAATGAACTTTCCGATTTTGAAAGGGTGTGAACTTCCGCTTTCAAACTGATTAGCTTCATCGTACATATTAGATCGGCAACTTGAAATAGGCGATAATCGGCGGGAACAACTTTACGAAATTCCGCGTGCGGGATAAGTACAGTAAAAATAGTTGCCAGCATCTTTCCCAGTTCCACTTGTCCGTTGTCGTAGTAAATTATTACTTTATCGAAACTATCAAAAAAGGCATATTCGTTTTTAATAAAAGCTGATAATTGTTTTGACAAACCAACGGTTAATGAAACAGAATCGGATATATGCTTTTTATCGACGTAGAATGCTGCATATTGGATATCGACTTTTTTTGTGAAGGTAATAATACGGTTAATAAGTCTTCTGCGTTCAGGAATATCCATGTTGGCATAATCTGCTTCCCTGCGTATTATAGGACCTGCGTGAAAACAATGGTCATCATCCAACCCCATATCCGTGAGATTACTTTTTAAATGTTCAATTTGTGCGTGTATTGATTTTGACTGATCGTGAAAAACCAGTGTAAAAATATAAAACGGCGAATGAACTTCATAAGACCCGAAATCGCCCGATTCATCTATAAAGATGCTAAGTTCTTTCATCTTTTGTCTCCACAAAATAAAAATGGCGGGGAACATCCCCGCCGAAGGTGGACCCGGTTCATATGAACAGCCCATATTTCCTTAATGCTATTGTAGCATATTTTTCCTTGAAAAGCAATAGTTTTTCTTAAAAAAGAAAAACATTTTATCCACCCCATAATAATATATGCAAAACAAAGCCATTTCAAACACATTTATGGGATGATTTTATTATAGCATGTTTTGCGTTTTTGTCAATAGTTATGTGACAAATATCGGTATTACCATCGTGAACGCCGGTATAAATCTGCGCTTTCCTCGGATAAGCCACCCATTGAACGGTTGTGTTTTCTTTAAGTTAATGCTATAATAGCGGCAGAAATTAAACGAAAAATAGGAGCAAAAGAAAATGAAAAAATTATATTATAACCCGATAGAAGTGCCGGTAGAAATACGGCTTGAGTCTCAGATTCTTGGAGTGAAAAAGCAGTATCCTTGCCACACCGGTGAAGGACCGGTATTCCTTGAAGAACTGTTCAAACTTGCAGCGACAGACAGCTTCGAAACAGTGGAAGTAAAACTCACGCCGCATAATCAGGCATATTACCGCGATACCAAAAACCCTTTAAAAGCAGTAGCGGTTGATGGTTGGATTTCACTTAAAGAATACAAAAACGCAGGCGGCTATCTCAAGGATAAACTGAACGGTATTTAATTAAAAATCTATGCTGAAAAAGTTAAAAATTATTTCAAACTCAATATGCTATGGACCGCCGCCGGCAATGGATGATGAAGTTGAGCAAAGGCTCTCTATTACCGCGGAAGGAGGTGCGGTTTTAGTTCGGTATAATTTTGCTGGGCATCGCATCGAATACAAGCGTTTCAAAATACCGAAGGAAGAAGCACAAAACATTCTAAGCATGATTGAAGCTGGAATTTCCGAAGAGAGTTTTATTGAAGTAACCGATGTTGGAAATTGGGGGCTGTGTGCGGAAACCGTCAATGGTGAAATCATAAAAATCGGGGGTTCGCTTGTGCCTATACAAAAGGACCTCATAGCTGCTTCCAAAAAGATGCGAGAGCTGACACAGCTTCCTTTGCTTATGTTTGATGGCGGGAACGAAGAATAACAGAATATTAAAATGCTACGGAGGAAGATATGCAAGTTTTATTATCCAGCGTTACTAATATGTGGCGAGGCGGGAAAGGAATACTCGGAGAATGTGTAGCAACGGATGAAGGACTCGTTTTTAATAAACGTGGATTTCTTTCTACTTATGTCCGTGGTGGGCTTGTAAAAGGTATTTCTGATTTAATTTCTTCAAAAGAATTTTATCTTGTCTTGCCGTATAATGAAGTTGCCTCTGCGATAAAAGGTCGCTTTCGATTAAACAGAAAAGCATTGATAGTCACAACCTTGGAAGGTGAAGAAATTATCTTCGCAGTTTCCGATAAGCATAAAAAATGGTTTGCTTTAATGGATGAACTTGTCAATAATAAGAGCTTAAACCCCGATAAAAAATAATAGCCCCTTTTTCAAAGCATGCTGGGGTTATAAAGTTGAACCGTGATGAGCTAAAATGAACCCCATTGAACCGTGATGAGCCGCCGCTCAGTGTGGTATGATATAATCGTAAAAAAATAATGAAACAGAAATGCGCGTAAATTTTATGCGCATTTTTTTATTTCCGAAAGGAGGCACATTTGCCCAGAAGTCCGAAGGTGCCGTGCAAGCATCCTGGCTGCCCTGAGCTGGTAGAGCCGGGAAAGATGTTCTGCGCCAAGCACCTGCCTTTGCATAAAGAATTTACCCGCCCATCGCAAGAACGTGGTTACACCTATGAATGGCGCAAGGCAAGCAAAGCATACTTAAAAGAGCATCCTTTGTGCGCAGAATGTCAACGCAAAGGTAGGCTTATTCCGGCAACAGTTGTGGACCATGTTGTGCCTCACCGCGGGGACCGAACACTGTTCTGGGACCGTTCGAATTGGCAACCCTTATGCAAGAAGTGCCACGATGAAAAAACACTCCGGGAGGAAACCAATCCTGAGTACAAATATTGACCGGGTAGGGGGTATGAAATCTCTGTGGATTTTTATATTGGACACCGGGCTGGGGTTCGTTACGCAAAAATCGGAAATCAAACGGGGTATTAACCCCTAAATCAAACAAGGAGTAAAAAGCGTGGCAAAAGACGGTACAAATCGCGGTGGAACGCGCATAGGTGCTGGAAGAAAACCGAAGCCAATGTTTGATAAAATCACCGAAGGAAAGGTGGAAACTAAGAAAAGAGCAGGCAATTCTGGATTACCAGAGCCTGCTCATTTTTCTGGCGTTGATGTTCCTCCGGTGAAAGATTATCTAAAAGCGAAACAGAAAAACGGAAAAGATATGTGCGCGGAAGCAGTGTTCAGGGAAACCTTCACCTGGTTGCAGGAAAAAGGGTGTGAGAAGCTGGTAAGTGTACAGCTCATCGAGCAGTATGCGATGAGCGTTTCGCGTTGGATTCAATGCGAAGAAGCAATTTCCGAGTTCGGCTTCCTGGCAAAGCACCCTACAACGGGCAACGCAATCGCCAGCCCTTATGTGCAAATGAGCCAGACCTATATGAAGCAGGTCAACCAAATCTGGTACCAAATCTACCAGGTGGTAAAGGACAACTGCTCGGCTGATTATGGCGGGGCAAACCCGCAGGACGATTTAATGGAAAGACTTCTCTCTGCGAGGAGAGGAAATTAATAAAGGAGCATTTTTCAATGAGATTATTTTCAACAGAACAGGTCAGCAAGTATCATCCGGATAAATATGCAGACCAGATTTCGGATGCAATCCTCACAGAGTGTTTGCGCCAAGACAAAAACAGCCATTGCGGAATTGAAACGCTGGTGAAGGACAATACGGTGGTTCTAAGCGGTGAAATCACTACCGCCGCCAAGCTCGATATTGATGCGATTGTTCGCCGCGTTGCCGGAAAGCTCGGCTACACGGTTGACAAGATTATAAACATAATCGGGAAGCAGTCTCAGGAAATCAATAAAGCGGTAGTTTCGGACGAGGAAATTGGCGCAGGTGATCAGGGAACTATGTTCGGTTACGCAACGCGCGAAACTGAAAGCAGACTTCCTTTCGGGTTTGACCTTGCAAATAAAATCATTGCCGCAATTGAAAAGGATGTCGAGGGTAATTCCGATACAATTTTCAAAGGCGATGCTAAAACTCAGGTGGTGGTTGACCTGGATGCAGAGCCGGGCTTCGGTTCCGTTCACAGCATTTTAGTTTCGGTTTGCCATAAGGAAGGTATAGAGCTGGAAGCGGTCAAGGAAAAAGTAACGGACTTGATTGCCGGCATCTTCGGTGAACAGCCGCTTCCGGAACTTATTATCAATCCGTCCGGGTTATGGACGGTCGGTGGGGCAACGGCGGACTGCGGGCTTACCGGCAGAAAGATTGTCTGCGACCAGTACGGCGGTTATTGTGCAGTTGGCGGCGGTGCCTTTTCCGGCAAAGACCCCTCAAAGGTTGACCGCTCGGCATCGTATATGGCGCGGTGGATAGCTTGCCACTTGCTTGAAGTACACGACCTGAAGTGGTGCGAAGTCCAGCTCGGTTATGCTATCGGCGTTGCTCAGCCCATTTCCGTTTGTGTGAAAAACGATAGAGACTTGGACCTTGCGGACGAGGTGCGCGAGAACTACCCGCTCACCCCGCGCGGAATCATCAACAAACTTTGCCTTGCAGAAAAAGACTATGAAAAGTTGGCAGAGGGCTGCCATTACCGGGAGGCACTTTTATAATGGCGAAGACAACTACAGATTTTCAGTTGGTATCAATTTCAAAGCTGGTACCTTATGTGAATAACGCCCGTACCCACTCGCCGGAACAGATTAACAAACTCCGCGCCAGCTTGCGCGAGTTCGGGTTTATTAATCCCGTGATTATAGACCGGGAGTTCGGCATCATTGCCGGACACGGGCGCGTTATGGCGGCGAGGGAGGAAGGTATCGCGGAAGTTCCGTGCGTATTCGTTGACCACCTCACCGAAGCACAAAAGAAAGCATATATCCTGGCAGATAACCGTATGGCAATGGATGCCGGGTGGGATGAAGAACTTTTGCGCGTCGAAATTGAAGCCTTGCAAGGTGCGGACTTCGATGTCGGGTTGACCGGGTTTGACGATAAGGAAATCGCGGACCTGTTCAAGACTGATTCGGGCAAGGTTGAAGATGACGATTTCGACTTAACCGCCGCCCTCGAAAAAGCCTCTTTCGTTGAGGAAGATGATGTCTGGGTTGTGGGCAAGCACCGTCTCATCTGCGGTGATGCTACTAACCCGGACCACGTTGCCAAACTTATGGATGGTAAACGCGCAAACCTCATTCTTACAGACCCGCCCTACGGTGTATCTTTCAAAAGCAAGAGCGGACTTACAATCAAGAATGACAGCATGAAGAACGAGGAGTTCTATGAGTTCCTGAAAAGCGCCTTCGTCAATATGGCGGCGCATTTGGAACAGGGCGGTTCCGCTTATGTATTCCACGCCGACACCGAAGGTTTAAACTTCCGTCAGGCGTTTATCGATGCCGGATTCCACCTTGCCGGATGCTGCATCTGGGTAAAGGACAGCCTGGTTCTGGGACGGAGCGATTATCAGTGGCAGCACGAGCCGGTTCTTTACGGCTTCCTGAAAAACGGCAAGCATAGCTGGTATTCCGACCGCAAACAAACAACCATCTGGAACTTTAAAAAGCCTAAGCGCAACGAGAACCATCCTACCAGTAAGCCGCTCGACCTGCTGAGTTATCCTCTTGGGAACTCATCGCAGGAAAACGCAATCGTGGTGGATACCTTCGGCGGGAGTGGTTCCACGCTTATGGCTTGCGAAGCAATGAACCGCATTTGCTATACGATGGAACTCGATCCGAAGTACGCATCGGTTATCCTTCGCCGCTATGTGGAGGACACCGGCGATGCAGAGGGAGTTTATTGTGTGCGCAGCGAAAAGCAAATACCTTATTCCGAACTTGTAAAGGAGCTGGAAACCAAAGTTGAATAAGCCTGAATATCATATCGTAAGTCTTTCGGGTGGGAAGGACTCAACGGCTATGCTCTTAATGATGCTTGAAAAGGGGATGCAGATTGACTGCATCCTCTTTTGCGATACCGGCTTGGAATTTCCGGGAATGTACGAACACCTGGAAAAGCTCGAAAAGTATATAGGCAGACCTATAACGCGAGTGCGTGCCGATAAGGATTTCGAGTACCTATTTAAAGACCATAAAATCGCAGGGGGAAGAAGTCAAACCTTCATCGAGCAATACAGTGAAGGACACAACGGCTATGGTTGGGCAGGTCCCAAGATGCGGTGGTGTACATCTAAGCTGAAAGACCACCCTCGTGAAAAGTTCCTGAGCAACTTGCGAAAGGACTATGACCTCATAGAGTATGTTGGGTTGGCAGCGGATGAGGGCTACCGCCTGGAACGGAAAGCAAACCAACGTGAGAACTGCCGGCACCCGCTGGTTGAGTGGGGTATAACCGAAGCTCAATGCCTGCAGTATTGCTATGATCATGGTTTTGACTGGGGCGGTCTGTATCAATATTTCAAGCGGGTATCTTGCTGGTGCTGCCCTTTGCAGAGCCTTTCCGAACTTCGTAAACTTTACCGGTTCTTCCCTGAACTCTGGGCAAAGCTGAAATATTGGGACAGTTGTACTTGGCGCAAGTTCCGGGCGGACTATTCTGTTGTGGAACTTGAGGTCCGCTTCCGGCTTGAAGAAGAATGGGAGCAAGCAGGAAAAAAATAACAAGCCGGGCTTTCTTCGAGGAGTTGAAAACCCGCATTAACAAATTAAAAAAGTAACAATGTAAAAAAAAGAAAAAAGCAAAAAAAGTTTTTCATTATCGGCAAAATTCAGTGGATATTATTTCCGGTTAGAGCTAATATGCGTGTACCAAAAAAACAAAGGAGGCATTCTATGCATTTCAACGAAGAAACTTTGAAAAGGCTGAGGGAAAGATTTCCTGAAGGCGCACGGGTAAGGCTCACGGCAATGTCTGACAGGTTTGCGCCGCCTATTGGAACACTGGGAACGGTGATGTCGGTTGATGACATCGGGACCATTCACGTTGCGTGGGACAACGGTTCCACGCTTGGCGTAGTATACGGCGAGGACCACTGCGAAAGAGTGGACTGAAAGGCTGGTGTGCTGATGGGGAAGTTCAATTTTCATTTCGAAGCCGGAAGCGGCAGAGCGAAATCTGACATTGTGATTTATTCCTGCGGTGGCGTTTATGTAAGCAAGACCGCAAGAGCGCGATTTAATCTTGATGGAGTTGGGTTAAGGTGGGGCGAAGATAAATCGCAACATATCCTGGCACTTCGAAAGGATAAAAACGCAAAGCAAATCAAGGTGGGGAAAGGTCCCAACTTCCGCTGCCCGGCAGAGATTGCACGGTGCTACGAAGGAAGGTATAACCTTATGGAAGAGGAAGGCGTTCTGGTTTTGTATCAGGTAAAAAATGAGGAAAGCGAGGCTTAAATTCTGGTTCATAAAAGGTGCTGAAAGTCAAGAGAATTTGCGAAAATAAATATAAATTTATATTTAAAAATTCTTCGATTATCGCTTGATATATGTGTGTTTTAGAGCGAATATACACGTACAAAAAACGAAGGGCAGCAGCCCACGGAGGATTAAAAATGAAAGCAAACATCGAACAGCAAATCAGCAAAATGAAGGAACAGACCATCGGGGTTGAAGTTGAAATGAACAGCATCAGCCGCGAGAAGGCAGCAAAGAAGATAGCCGAGTATTTCGGCACGACAGCCTGGTACGCAGCCCGCGAATACGGATACAGCTCCTGGGCTTGCAAAGACCAGCAAGGCAGGGTTTGGAAATTCCAGAGAGACGGAAGCATCGCCGGACCGGACGAAGAAAAATGCGAAATGGTAACGCCGATCCTGACCTACGCGGACATGGACACCTTGCAGGAAATCATTAGAATTCTTCGCAAGAACGGCGCGAAGAGCGACTCAACCCGCGGCTGCGGAGTTCACATCCACATTGGTGCGAATGGACACACGCCTCAAACGCTCCGAACCCTGGCGAACATAATGGCAAGCCACGAGAGCCTGCTTTCCGAAGCGCTCAACATTTCAAGCTCCAGAATCAGAAGCTATTGCAGAACGGTTGATACCCGCTTCCTTACCGAAGTAAATCGCAAGAAGCCCACCACGATGGCAGCCTTCGCAGACATCTGGTACAAGAGCCACAATGCAACCTGGGGCAGAACCGACCATTATAACGATAGCCGCTACCACATGCTGAACTACCACGCAACCTTCACAAAAGGCACGATTGAATTCAGACTTTTCCAATTTGATGCACCTGCAAACGGCAAGCAGAATGGGCTTCACGCCGGACAGCTCAAGAGCTACATTCAGCTTTGCCTGGCGCTTTCACAACTCGCAAAAGAGCTGAGAACCGCAAGCAGCAAACCCCAGCAGCACGAGAACCCGAAATACGCGATGAGAACCTGGTTGCTTAGACTCGGCTTCATAGGCGAGGAATTTAAAACCGCAAGAGAGTTCTTAACGAAGCGCCTTTCAGGGGATGCAGCCTTCCGCAACGGAAGAGTAGCGTAAGGAGGTAGACGGTAATGAAAAAGTATTATTTGGCATACGGCAGCAACTTAAATAAAGGGCAGATGCAGATGCGATGCCCAGGTGCGGTTCCGGTTGGGACCGCAGAAATCAAAGGATACCAGCTCCTGTTCAAAGGCAGCAGGACGGGTTCCTACCTGACGATTGAACAGAAGAAAGGTGCGGTGGTCCCGGTAGGAGTTTGGGAAGTTGACCGCTTCCACGAGCATCGGTTAGACATTTACGAAGGGTATCCTTCCTTCTACTACAAGAGAAAAGTTAAGGTTACCCTGAAGGAAACACAGCAGGAAATTGAAGCATTCGTTTACATCATGCATGAGGACCGTCCGCTTGGGATACCATCCAATTTCTATGTGGAGGTATGCAAAAACGGCTATGATGATTTCGGATTTGATAAAAAATATTTACGCGCAGCAATCAAAGCAAGCGTAGGAGGTATGTAAAATGGAAACACCTGAAAAAACGTTACGAATTTGCCCGAAATGCGGAAATGAATACCGCGGAAGACCGGCGCTGTCCAGAGAGGATAACGCTACGGCTATTTGCCCGGATTGCGGTACGCGAGAGGCGCTGATTTCAATGGGAATCAGCGTGGAAGAACAGGACAAAATCATCGATGTAATCCATCAAAATTTCCCGCAAAGATAAATAAATATTTCTTTATAATTCTTCGCAAATACGCTTGATAATTATTCGTTTTAGAGCGAATATACACATACCAAATCGGGCAGCAAGCCCACTAAGGAGGAAGGTATGACCGTAGAAACCTTGAAAGAGCGTATTGCGAACGCGCAGAAGAAAATCGCAACCATGCAGGGAACCATTGAGAAGAAGCTAAACATAATTGAAAAGAAGAAGCAGAAGCTCATAAAGCTCGGAGTTGCAGACCCGGACAGCAAAACAGTTGACGATGTTCGTAGCACTGGAAACACCGAAGCGATGTGGCTGATGTGCGATATTAAGTACCTGAAGGAAGACATCCAAAGGGGAAAGCGTGAGATTGAAGAAACAGAGCTAACGTTGAAAAAGTACGAAAAGCAGCTAACGGGCGAGCTTGAACAGGAAGCGGTGCTTCGGGAAATACCGGAGGTGCTGAAGAAGCTCCGAGACGAGCTGGTTGCCCGGTGGGATGCTTGGGACCTGGAACGTAAAGCGAGGTATTGGAAAGACCGCCGTGAAATGGAGTGGGATGCATTCCGGAAGAAATACAAGTACGCAGACACCAGGTTCGCAGAACAGTCGGATGAACAGATTCACAAGAGCAACATTCGTGATGCGGAATTTTTAATCTTTGACCTGGTACGAAGGGTTCAGGCAATAACCGGCGAAATAACGAGCTGGGCGAACATCAGAGCTACGCAAGGCACACAAGGGTTCACGGTCCTGAACGGCATCGTAATTGGCAAGGAAGGCAGGGCAGAAATCGAGAGCATACTTGCCGGAGGATACAACATCCAAAGGCTGCACATCAGGGTTCTGGTAAAAGAGTATAAATGATTAATTGCCCCCTGAATATGCCGCAGAAAACCACCTTTTCGGGGGTGGTTTTTATCGTAAAAATAAATAAATAAATCTTCAAAATAGTGCCTCAAATCGCTGGATATATATCTTTTTTAGAGTTAATATACACCTACAAAAAGCAAAGGAGACACCACCATGACAGAAGCATACGCAAGGGAAAAAGCAGAAATTTTAGTAAGGGACCACAACCATTACAAGAAGTACGGAGACAAAGCAGCTTGCGCCGATTACAAAATGGCACTTGACCTTTTGATTTACTCGGCAGCCAGAATCGGATGCAAGATTTCCTACACAACTTCCAAGAACGGAATGCTCAGCCTGGTAGGTTAAGGAGGAAAGAAAAATGGCGAAGATTTATGAAACGAGAGAAGCAGCAAGAGAAGCATGCGAAATTTACGGCACAACGGCTTGCAACCGCGCAGCAGACGCGATTGCCTTGGCGGACGCGGGTGAAGCCGGCAGAGCTTGGAACAGGGCGGACGAAGCGCAAATGAACGCGGAAGCGGCAATGAAAGCGCACGATGAACTTTGGGAACTTTCCAAGCACAGATTAACCAAGAAGGAACGCGAGGCTTTCGAGCTTGCAGAACTTGGCGAAGGAAAAGCAATCAAAGCAGCGCAGGCTTGCGCAACAGCGGTTGAAAAAATTCAAGCCGCATTCGATGCAGAAAGAAAGGGGGCGAAAGCATGAGAAAGCCAATAACCTTAAACGAGTACATTGCAAGCCTACAGAAGATAGCGGAAGCGCATGGCAACGATGAATTGATTTCCATCGGAGCCTGCTGCGGCGAGTTTAACGGAATGACATCCCCTTTCTCGCTTCGCATGGTGAGAAACGGAAAACAGCTATGCTGCTACGTTCCCGCATACAAGGAAGTACAGCCGGAGGTCGGGGTTCTCAGGAAGGATGGCAGACTTCAAATCGCGGGCGGGACATTCCACTTCTGGGTTAAGCGCCACGAGGAATGCTCAGAATTCGGAATTGATGGCGGCAGGATTTCCAAGCTGACCATTACCAATGAAGGAACGGGGCGCGAGGTTGTAAACTATGACAGGGGCTGGGACATCGAACCCAAGACGAAAGGCGCGAAGGCGGCGCTTGAATGGGTACTTCGGAACTTCGGTTGATAGGAGGTACGGCAATGGAAAAACTTACGGATGTTTTGAAAGAGCTGAAAGACCAGAAGGTCGCAATCGTTGAAAAGGGCGAATTGCAATGGACCGGGTTGGCGCAGGACTTTCCTACCTACTATTACGATACCAGAAATGTGGTTAACCGAAGGCAAGCCGAGTTTAACCTGAACATAACAATCCTGGAATTGGATTGATAAAAAAATAAAACTGAAAACAACCAGCAGCTCCCGATGGGGCTGTTGCTCGTATAGGACCTTTAGAGGTCTTTTTTTATTGCCGAAAAAAGGAGGTGAGAAGTTGCGAAAACTGAAAAAGTACGTACCGACCAAGTTCATGGCAAAGGACTCGCACTATGATAAAGCGGCGGCGGATTACGCTGTAAATTTCATAGAGTGCCTGTGCCACACAAAAGGAACGTGGGCGGGGAAGCCGTTTGAACTTATAGATTGGCAGGAACAGATAATCCGTGATGTTTTTGGAGTTATTAAACCGAATGGGTATCGACAATTCAACACGGCATACATTGAAATTCCGAAGAAGCAGGGCAAGTCGGAGTTGGCGGCGGCGGTCGCGCTTTTACTTACCTGCGGTGATTTCGAAGAACGTGCAGAGGTTTATGGCTGCGCAGCGGACCGGCAGCAAGCCAGCATTGTTTTTGAAGTGGCGGCGGATATGGTTCGTATGTGTCCGGCGCTCAACCGGCGAGTAAAAATTCTGGCGGCAACAAAGCGTATTGTTTACCTGCCTACGAACAGTTTCTATCAGGTGTTGTCAGCAGAAGCCTACAGTAAACACGGCTTTAATATACACGGCGTGGTGTTTGACGAACTGCACACGCAACCCAACCGGAAGCTGTTTGATGTTATGACCAAAGGCTCAGGTGATGCGAGAATGCAGCCGCTTTACTTTTTGATCACCACAGCCGGAACCGATACACATTCCATCTGCTATGAAACGCATCAAAAGGCAAAGGATATCCTGGCGGGAAGGAAGCACGATACAACCTTCTACCCGGTTATTTACGGTGCAGAAGAAGATGACGATTGGACCGATCCGAAGGTGTGGAAGAAGGCGAATCCATCTCTCGGAATTACTGTGGGGTTTGATAAGGTGCAGGCAGCTTGCAATTCGGCAAAGCAAAACCCGGCAGAAGAAAACTCATTTCGGCAGCTTCGCTTGAACCAATGGGTAAAGCAAGCGGTGCGCTGGATGCCGATGGATAAATGGGAAAAGTGCAAAGCGGTAATTGATGAAGACGAGCTTGAAGGTCGGGTTTGCTACGGCGGGCTGGACCTATCTTCGACTTCGGATATTACGGCGTTTGTGCTGGTGTTCCCGCCTACCGATGACGATGACCGGTACATCGTTCTTCCGTATTTCTGGATACCGGAGGACAACATAACTACGCGCGTAAATAAGGACCACGTTCCGTATGACATTTGGGAGCGGCAGGGCTTTCTGGAAACTACCGAAGGTAACGTTGTGCATTACGGCTACATTGAAAAATTTATCGAGCGGCTGGGTGAGCGATTTAATATCCGCGAGATTGCCTTCGACCGTTGGGGTGCAGTGCAGATGGTTCAAAACCTGGAAGGAATGGGTTTCACGGTGGTTCCTTTTGGGCAGGGGTTTAAAGATATGTCCCCACCTACGAAAGAGCTGATGAAGCTGGTTCTGGAACAGAAGATTGCGCATAGCGGACACCCGGTGCTTCACTGGATGATGGATAACGTGTGTGCGAGAACCGATCCGGCAGGAAACATAAAAATGGATAAAGAAAAATCAACTGAAAAAATAGACGGTGCTGTGGCTACTGTTATGGCGCTGGACCGCGCAATAAGGTGCGGTAACGATGCTTCGGAGTCTGTGTACGACAGCCGGGGCATTTTGTTTTTATAGGAGGTAGGCAATGGGTATATTTTCACGATTATTTCGGGCGAGAGATAAACCCCAGAATAAAACGGTAGGTAGCAGCTTCTCGTTTCTGATGGGTGGTTCTACGAGCGGGAAGTCGGTAACTGAACGTTCCTCAATGCAAATGACCGCAGTATATGCTTGCGTGAGAATACTTTCGGAGGCAATTGCGGGTTTGCCTTTGCACCTTTACCGCTATAAGGAAGGTGGTGGAAAGGAACAAGCGGTTGACACAAACCTCTACCGACTTTTGCATGATGAGCCTAATCCGGAAATGACGAGTTTCGTTTTCAGGGAAACCTTGATGACTCACCTGCTGCTTTGGGGTAATGCTTACGCGCAAATCATCCGAAATGGCAAGGGTGAGGTTATTGCTTTGTACCCGTTGATGCCTAATAAGATGAGCGTGGACCGAGACGAAAAAGGGCAGTTATATTACACATATTCGCGGGCGAATGAGGAAGCGGCTACGATGACGGGAAACACCGTAATCTTGAAACCAAGCGATGTGTTACACATTCCCGGACTTGGCTTTGACGGTTTGGTGGGATATAGCCCTATAGCTATGGCGAAAAACGCAATCGGCATGGCAATCGCGTGCGAGGAATTCGGTGCGAAGTTCTTCGCAAACGGTGCTGCGCCGAGCGGGGTTCTGGAGCATCCCGGAACCATAAAAGACCCGGCTAAAGTGCGCGACAGTTGGAACTCAACTTTTGGCGGCTCAGCAAATTCCGGAAAGGTGGCAGTGTTAGAAGAGGGGATGAAATACACCCCGATATCTATCTCACCAGAACAGGCGCAATTCCTTGAAACTCGGAAATTTCAAATTAACGAAATAGCTCGAATTTTCAGAGTTCCTCCGCATATGGTTGGGGACCTTGAGAAATCGAGCTTTTCCAATATTGAGCAGCAGTCGCTGGAATTTGTAAAGTACACCCTTGAACCGTGGGTGGTGCGTTGGGAACAGGCGCTTTCAAGAGCGCTGCTATCCGCAACAGAGAAACCCACATACTTTTTCAAGTTCAACCTTGAGGGGTTGCTTCGCGGTGATTATCAAAGCCGTATGACCGGCTACGCAACCGCGCGACAGAACGGGTGGATGTCTGCAAACGATATCCGCGAACTTGAAAACTTGGACCGCATTCCCGCAGAGGAGGGCGGCGATTTGTATTTAATCAACGGCAACATGCTCCCGTTAAATAAGGCGGGTGCTTATGCAGAAAAAGGAAAGGAGGACAAAACAGACAATGAAGAAAGCACAAGCGAGGAAGTTCTGGACGTGGAAAAATCAAGCGGAAGCGGACGGAAAACCCGCCGAAAGAGTTCTTGAACTCTACGGCACGATTGCGGAAGAGAGCTGGTTCGATGATGATGTCACCCCGCAGATGTTCAGAGATGAACTGAACGCAGGCGAAGGGGACATCACTGTTTGGATTAACTCGCCTGGCGGTGACTGCATTGCAGCAAGCCAGATTTATTCGATGCTTATGGATTACAAGGGCAACGTAACCGTGAAGATAGACGGTATCGCGGCATCGGCGGCATCGGTAATCGCAATGGCGGGAACCAAGGTTCTTATGGCACCTACGGCGTTAATTATGATTCACAATCCTGCAACGGCGGCGTTCGGTGACCACGAGGATATGAAGAAGGCAATTGAAATGCTGGACGAAGTAAAGGAAAGTATCATAAACGCCTACGAAATCAAGACCAACCAGTCCCGCGCAAAACTCTCGCACCTTATGGATGCGGAAACCTGGATGAACGCAAATAAAGCGATAGAGCTTGGGTTCGCGGATGACATCCTGACGGACGAAAAGCTGGCAGTGGATGTGCCTGCGTATGCCTTTTCCGGCAGAGCGGTGGAAACGCAGCTTTTCAACAAGATAACCGCCAAGGCAAAAACCAAAGCTCCGAAAGAACCGGAGGTGCCGGAAGCGGCTGAGGGTAAGCAGCCCTCGAAAACCGGGCGTTCCGTTGACGAGCTAATGGAACGGCTCAACCTTATGAAATATTAAAATTGGAGGAATAAAAAATGACTATTTTGGAACTGCGTGAAAAACGCGCAAAAGCATGGGAATCCGCAAAGGCATTCCTTGACTCGCACAGAACCGGTGATGGCACGCTCTCGGCAGAGGACGATGCAATCTACACGCGCATGGAAAACGACATCAGCGCACTGGGCAAAGAAATCGCCCGTATGGAAAGAGCAGAGGCTCTTGAAAACGAACTCAACAAACCCGTAAACGCGCCTCTTACGGCGAAACCCGAAGCGCCCAAGGCGGACATGAAAACCGGCAGGGCAACGGATGCGTACAAGAGAGCATTCTGGGACCACGCAAGAAGGCGCGACAGCATCGAAGTAAGAAATGCACTGAGCATCGGCTCGGATACCGAGGGTGGCTTCCTTGTTCCGGACGAATTTGAGAACACTCTCATTACGGCATTGAACGATGAAAATATCATCCGTAAGTTCGCGCACATCTTTACCACTTCGAGCGGCGCACACAAAATCCCCGTGGTATCGCAGCGCGGCACCGCATCTTGGATTGACGAAGCCGGCTCGATTACCGAGAGCGATGATGTCTTCGGACAGCAGCTCATCGGCGCACACAAGGTCGGAACCCTCATCAAAGTTTCCGAAGAACTTCTTTCGGACTCGGCGTTCAACCTCGAATCCTATTTCACGAGCGAATTCGCGCGTAGAATCGGTAACGCGGAAGAAGAGGCGTTTCTCACAGGCAATGGCACTGGTAAGCCTACCGGCATTTTCAACGCCACAGGAGGCGCAGAAATCGGCGTAACGGCGGCTGCGGCGAACACCATCACGGCGGACGAACTCATCGACCTGTTCTATTCGCTTAAGGCACCCTATCGCAAAAACGCAATCTGGATTCTTAACGATTCCACGGTTAAAATCATCCGCAAGCTCAAGGACTCCAACGGTCAGTACCTGTGGCAGCCCGCATTGCGTGACGGTGAGTTCGATACCATTCTCGGTAAGCGCATCTTCACTACGCCTTTCGCGCCGGAAGCGGCGGCGGGTGCAAAGACGATTGCGTTCGGTGATTTTTCGTATTACTGGATAGGAGACCGTCAGGGCGTATCGTTTAAGCGTTTGAACGAGCGTTATGCGGAAACCGGTCAGGTAGGTTTCCTCGCAACCAAGCGCGTGGACGGCAAACTCATCCTTCCCGAAGCAATCAAGGTGCTTCAGCACAAGGCTGCGGCGAAGGCGTAATTTAAAAAGGAGCGCGGCAGTGATGAATAACCTGTTAGAGAAAGTTAAAGGGAACTTAATCCTTGCGCATGACGAAGACGATAAGCTCTTGGAAGGCTACATTGCTGCCGCCGTTTCCTACGCTGAAAAATACCAGCATATTCAAGACGGGTACTATCGGGAAAACGTAATGTCTGCTTCAACCGAGCAGGCGGTAATAATGCTTGCCAGCCATTTCTACGAAAGTAGGGATGGCTCGACAGGCGGTTTCTTCGGGGACAATGTTCAGGCGGGGCAGCAAGTATGGAACACAGTCAATCTGCTTTTAAGGTTGGACCGAGAGTGGAAGGTTTGAAATGAGCTACGGAAAAATGAATAAGTTTGCGGAAATAGTCCGCACGCACAAGTTTAAAGATAAAGAAGGGTTTGTAAAACAGGGAGAGCATATTCTCGCATCAGTCCGGGTTTATCAGGAAGGAAAGCACGGCTCAGAACGTTGGGCGAACCTTGCATCTTTTTCCGTTGCAACTGACCTTTTCCGGTTCAGGCGCATTCCTCGCGTAAAGATTACCACGCACGATTTTATCGTATGTGAAGGAAAGCGGTACGAGATAGTGTCCGTTGAAGATGTGAAAGGCAAGGGCATGTACACCGAGATACTTGCAAAGGTGAGCGAGGGAGATGAATGGCTAAGACAACGATAAAAATGCCAGACGATTTCCTGATGAAACTTTCGAAGCTCGGAAGCCGGACAGATGAGATTGCGGAAAAAGCATTGAAGGCTGGTGGCGAGATAATTCTTTCTAAAACGAAGAGTAATTTACAGGCAGTCGTTGGCAAAGATACAAAGGTTAAAAGCAGGTCCACAGGTGAGCTTGCTTCCGCGTTAGGACTTACCGGCGTGCGACAGGATCGTAACGGAAACAGCAACATAAAGCTGGGTTTTTCGGAACCGCGTAAAGGCGGCGAGAGCAACGCTAAAATCGCCAACATCCTCGAATACGGACGGGTGGGGCAACCGCCCAAGCCTTTCCTTAAACCCGCCACAAACGCCTGTAAAGGTGCTGTGGTGCAAAAAATGACGGACACTTTGGACCAGGAGATTAAAAAGCTATGAGTATACTCGAAGAATTGCACTCCGTGCTTGGGAAAGTTAAGGTACCTATCGAAACGGGGATATTTACCGGCAAAGCACCTGGTGAGTATTTGGTGGTAACACCTCTTTCGGATAACTTCGCACTTCACGCAGATAATGCGCCGGGGACCGAGGTTTCCGAAGCGCGTATTTCCATTTTTACCGTATCGAACTATACCCGGTTAAAACGCCGTATTACAAGTGCGCTTTTGAAAGCGGACTTCACTGTTACGGACCGAAGGTATCTCGGTTTTGATACCGAAACGAACTATCATGGTTATTCCATTGATGTTCAAAAAAACTACGAATTGGAGGATTAAAAATTATGGCAACAATTGGACTTGACAAACTCTTTTATGCCGATATTACCGAAGATGAAAACGGCAACGAAGCCTACGGAAAACCGAAGCAACTCGCAAAGGCAATCTCGGCAGATTTGTCGGTTGAACTTAATGAAGCAACGCTGTACGCGGATGACGGTCAAGCGGAGGCGGTCAAGGAATTTAAAGGTGGAACGCTCTCGCTTGGCGTTGACGATATAGGTCACGTAGTAGCGGCAGACCTTGTCGGTGCAAAGCTCGATAAAAACGGTGTGCTTGTTTCGGGTTCGGAAGATACTTCGAAGTATGTGGCTATCGGTTTCAGAGCGAAGAAAGCGAACGGTAAGTACAAGTATTACTGGTTGTACAGAGTTCTGTTCGGTGTTCCCGCCACGAACCTGGCAACCAAGGGCGATTCAATTTCGTTCCAGACACCGACCATCGAAGGCAGCATTTTCCGCAGGAATAAACTTGACGGAAATAAAAACCATCCCTGGAAAGCGGAGGTTACGGAAACGAGCGAGAATGCTGTGGTTATTAACAAATGGTATGACGAGGTGTATGAACCGAGTTATGAAACATCCACGACAGACAGCGAAGCAAGCAGCGAAGAAGCCGCACATTACGAAGCCAAAGCCAATGAGAATGGCGGTACGGAAACGACAACTGAAATGGATAACTTAGGTAGCGGCGGTTATATCGATGAGCCTGAACGGGTATCGGTAGAGATAGATGATACGGATGTTCCTCTGGGTCTCGGCGGAATACCCGAACCGGAAAGAAACGATGAGGAAGAGACAGACAATACATCTACTACAACCACGCGCAGTCATAGTGGCGGAGGAGGCAACTGATGGATGAGAGAGCAGTAAGTATTAACATAGGAGGCAAGGATTATGAACTCATCCTTACAACCAGAGCAACAAAGGCAATCGCAAGTCGTTACGGCGGTTTAGAGAACCTTGGCGAAAAGCTGATGAAGAGCGAGAACTTCGAGCAGGCACTTGACGAAGTTGTATGGCTTATAGTTACGCTTGCAAACCAGTCGGTTCAGATTTTCAACCTTCGCAATAAGGGAAGCGAAAAGCCGCTTCTTACAGCGGAGGAGGTAGAACTTTTAACTATTCCCACAGATTTGGCAACCTACAAGGATGCAATTACGGAATGTTTATTTAAAGGAACAAAGCGCAACGTGGAGAGTGAAGAATCAAAAAACGCAGTGGGCGGGTAAACGATGACGAGTTGTTTACCCGTCTGCTTTATTACGGGTTAGCGCATTTGCACTTAACGCAAGACGAAATTTGGCTGATGCCTTTCGGCTTACTGCTGGATTTGTGGGAATGTCATAAACAGTTCCACGGGATAAGTAAAGCGAAGGTGGAGGTCTTCATCGACGATATTATCCCAGATGGTATATGACATAAATAGACAAAAACGATACATAAATAGCTTTTGATTTTCGCATAAGTAATTGACTTTGCCCTTAAAATATGCTATTATTTAAGGGTAAAGGAGTATCGTATGAAAGAGTTTTGCTATGCAGGATTAAAAAACAAGCAGTGGGATTCTGAAATTTTGGGGTATATTGCTCAGATTTATCAGGAAAAAGGGAAGCAAGAACTTTATTTAAAACAGAAACCTGCGGATCTTGATGTACTTGTCGAAATTGCAAAGGTGCAGAGTACTGAAGCATCAAATGAAATTGAAGGCATAAGAACAACAAATACGAGATTAAAACAGCTTGTTCAGGATAAAACCACGCCGAGAAACCGCGATGAAAAGGAAATAGCAGGTTATAGGGATGCACTAAATATTATTCATGAGAATTTTGAGTCGATACCGATAACGCCGAATTTTATTTTACAATTGCATAAAATTCTTTTAAGCCACGCTGAAACCGGAATGGACGGAAAATATAAGAATGTTCAAAATTATATAAGCGCAACAGACAGCAATGGAAGGACGTACACATTGTTTACGCCACTTTCACCGTTTGAAACACCGATAGCAATGCAAACGCTGTGTGAAGAATTTAATAGGACATTGGGAAGTGGAGACGTTGACCCGCTCATACTCATACCTATTTTTATTCATGATTTTTTGTGTATTCACCCGTTTCTTGACGGTAATGGAAGGATGTCTCGACTTTTAACAACATTACTTTTGTATCGTTCAGGGTTTTATGTCGGGAAATACATTTCCTTGGAAGCAAAAATTGCGAAGCACAAGGATTTATATTATGACGCACTCCAAGCAAGCCAGGATGGTTGGCATGATAATTGCGATAATCCGTTGCCGTTTGTAAAATACTTGCTGGGTATAATAGTTTCAGCTTATCGAGATTTTGAACAGCGAATGGAAATTGTAAGTGAAAAAATTCCTGCGAAAGAAATGGTACGTAAAGCAATACAATGCAAGATAGGCAAATTTACTAAACAGGAAATAAAAGAATTGTGTCCAACATTAAGTGTAAGCTCTATTGAAGCTGCGTTCCGTGAGCTTATAAGTGAAGGCGATATTGAACGTAAAGGTATAGGGCGTTCAGTGTATTACATCAGATTAAAATATTGATTTTGTAATTTATTAAAAATATTAGAAGAGCATCTATCCCCAAGGGTAGGTGCTTTTCTTATGCAAAAAAAACAAGGAGGCAAGCAAAATGGCAGATAATTTCGGATTGAAGATAGGGCTTGAAGGCGAGAAAGAATTCAAGAAAGCGCTGTCGGAAATCAATCAGTCATTTAAGGTGCTTGGCTCCGAAATGAAGCTGGTTGATTCGCAGTTCGATAAAAATGACCAGTCGGTTGCTGCGCTTACGGCTCGGAACGAAGTTCTGGAAAAGTCTATCGAAGCGCAAAAATCAAAAATTGAAACATTGCGCTCCGCGCTTTCAAGCGCGGCATCGTCCTTTGGTGAAACGGACAAACGAACTCAGGCTTGGCAAGTTCAGTTAAACAATGCACAAGCCGAACTTAACGGAATGGAAAAAGAGCTTAAACAAAACCAAACAGCTCTTAAGTCCACCAGTTCGGGAATGGATGATGCGAAGAAGTCAGCCGATAAAATGGGTGATGAAATTGAGGATGCAGGCAAACAAGCCGAAAAATCCTCGCCCAAGATGGAAGCTCTCGGCAGTGTATGCAAAGGTGTAGCTGGGGCTATCACTGCTGCGTTCGCTGCCGTTTCTGCTGCCGCCATCGCCGCGGGTAAAGCATTGGTGGATATGACGAAGGAAGGCGCGGCGTATGCAGATAACGTTCTCACCGAATCAACCGTAACCGGCATTGCAACAGACAAACTTCAAGAGTACATGTATGCCGCCGAACTCGTAGATGTTTCGGTTGAAACGTTGACGAAGTCGATGGCAAAAAACATCAAATCAATGAAGTCGGCGGCAGACGGTTCGAAAGCATATGAAGAAGCGTATGCGCAGCTTGGTGTTGCTGTTGTCGATGCGAACGGAGAGTTGCGCGATAGCGATACTGTGTATTGGGAATTAATCGATGCGCTTGGGAAAATCGAGAATGAAACCGAGCGAGATGCGATTGCAATGCAGGTGCTTGGCAAGTCCGCGCAAGAACTCAATCCGTTAATTGTCGCAGGTGCGGACCGAATGTCGGAGCTGGGGGAAGAAGCGCGAAAGGCAGGATATGTCCTGTCGGACGATACTCTTGCGGCTTACGGCGCATACGATGACCAACTTCAAAAACTGACCACGGGTGCGACTGCTGCGAAAAACTCTCTCGGTACTGTTTTGTTACCGATACTTACCGAGCTTTCTGGCGCAGGGGTTGACCTTCTGGGAGACTTCGCACGCGGCATTCAGGAATGCGGCGGTGATATCAGCAAGATGGCAAGTGTTATAAGCGAGATATTGCCGAAAGCACTAAATACCGTGATGAAGTATGTACCGCAAATTCTGGACTTGATTGTTTCGGTGGTTGGCTCAATCGGTAAAGCGATAGTAGACAACCTTCCTATGATAGTCACCGCCGTTTCTCAGATAATCTTTACGATATTAAACGGCTTAATTTCCGCGCTTCCGCAGATAGCGGACGGGGCGCTGCAGTTGGTATTGGCTTTGGTGGACGGTATAATCGACCAGTTGCCGATGCTGATTGATGTTGCGTTGAAAGTAATTGAAACGCTTGTCGCAGGGTTAGCACAGGCACTTCCGAAGCTGATACCCGCAATCGTTCAGGTAGTTGTGCAAGTAGCGAAAACGCTTATAAACAATCTGCCTACAATCTTGAAAGCGGTGCTTGAACTCATAAAAGGCGTTGCAAAAGGAATACTTGACGCAATTCCTGTAATCATTAAAGCGCTGCCGGAAATTATAAAAGCAATAGTTTCTTTTATTCTCGGTGCAATACCGGAAATCATCGATGCAGGCATACAGCTTTTGACCTCACTTGTGGCTGCATTGCCAGAAATTATCCAGGCAATAGTTGAAGTCTTCCCTGAGATTATAAATGCAATAATTGAAGCGGTATTGGATGCGATTCCGCTGATAATTGATGCTGGCATAAAATTGCTTACCGCGCTTATTACAGCGCTGCCTGACATTATCGTTACAATAGTAGAGGCAATTCCGAAGATTATATCGAGTATAATCGATGCGGTTATTGGTGCGATTCCGTTGCTGATTGAAGCAGGCATTCAACTTTTGATTTCGTTGGTAGCAGCGTTGCCGCAAATTATAACAGCAATAGTAGAAGCTATTCCGAAAATTATCAACGGAATTATTGAAGCAATTCTCGGCTCAATTCCACAACTCATCCAAGCGGGTATTCAACTGTTTATGTCATTGATTGCGAACCTTCCTACAATCATCGTAGAACTTGTGAAGGCGGTTCCGCAAATCATAAAAGCGCTGGTCGATGGTTTCTCGCAAGGTATAAGCTCATTCGTTGAAATTGGCGCTAATTTGGTGCGCGGTCTTTGGGAAGGAATCAAGAGCCTTGCTGGTTGGATTTGGGATAAAGTTAGCAGTTGGGCGAAAGACCTCTGGAGCGGCATAAAGAATTTCTTCGGGATTCACTCACCGTCTAAAAAGATGGCATGGATTGGTGACATGATGATGGAGGGTTTGGCTGGCGGTATTGACGAGTCTGCGGGTGAAGTTATGGATTCGGCAATGGATATGACGCGGGATTTGAATTCCGTATTCAATGAACTTTCAGCCGACTTAGGCTCAGAACCGTTGCAGTTCGATGTTAGCAAAACTGTAAACGGCGTTCGGGATACGGCAGCAGGGGCTTCGGGTAGCATCACTATTCAGCTTAACATCGATAAATTCAACAACTATTCAAGCGAAGATATATCCGACCTAACCAATGAAATTATGGAAACGGCGGGTAATTTTATGAAGAGAAAAGGAGTAGTGTTCGCGTGATACAATTCACATACAATGGAATATCATCTGCGGATATGGGCGTCCGCATACAGTCAAAGAGCATATATTCGGCACCTAAGTTCGACATCAGCAGTGTTGCTATTCCTGGCAGGGACGGTGAGCTGTTGGTGCCGAGCGGTAGGTTTCCGAATGCGACAGTTTCTTATACCTGTTTTGTGCCGGCAAAAAGTATAGATGAGTTGGGCAAAAAGTTAACTGCAATTAAAGCGTGGCTTTATACGCAGCCTGACCGGTACCACATTTTGTCGGACAGCTACGACACACTGTTTTTTCGCAAAGCTGTTATAAGCAACAAGCTGGACATTGGTGAACAGTGCAGAAAGATTGGTACTTTTACGATAACATTTTCCTGCTATCCGTTCAGGTATTCGTTGGAAGGACAGCGGAAAATTGATAGCACAAATTCCATTACAATGATAAATCCGTATCCGTTTAACGCAAAGCCGTACATAAAAGTGAACGGCAGGGGCGAAGGAAGGCTCATAATTCAGTCGGAAGGTTCGAATAAAATTTGGATCTTCAAAACCTTAAACGGATATACAGAAGCGGACAGTGAGCAAATGAACTTTTATCACGATATGCAGTCTAAGAATGACACCGTGAGCGGGGATGGTTTTCCTATTCTGTACCCCGGTAGAAACGAGGTATCGTTTGAAGGCGCAATAACAAGTATCGAAATTATTCCAAGGTGGATGTGCTTATGATTCCTATTTTATTCAAAGCCGATGCCACCGACTTCAGTACCTATGGCATTGGCGCTCTTACTGAAGCTCTTACTTGTGAAGTAACAGAAGAGCGCAACGGCACTTTTGAGTGTAAAATAACCTACCCTTCAAGCGGGCGGCTTTACAGTGAAATCCTGAAGGACCGTATAATCAAGGCAAAGCCGAATGATACCAAGGCGGCGCAGGCATTCCGAATTTATAAAATTTCGCTGCCTATCAACGGAACGATTACGGTTTACGCGCAGCACATTTCCTATGACCTTTCAGGTATTGGAGTGCTACCGTTCGAGAAAAAGTCAACCACGCCGCAGCTTGCTATGGATTATATCCTCCAACACGCGACTCAGGCGCACAACTTCTCGTTCCAGACGGACTATTCGGTGGCAAAGGACTTTTCTGTGGATAAACCCAAGAGCATCAGAGCTTGCTTGGGAGGAGAGGAAGGGTCTGTGCTTTCGCTTTGGGGTGGCGAATTTGAATGGGACAACTTTGAAATCAAACATCACCAGGGGCGCGGGGAACACACCGATGTTGTTATTGAATACGGAAAAAACCTGACAAAATTTAATCATGAAAGCGAGGACACGGAGGTCTATACTTCGTTGCTGCCCTTTGCTTTTATGGATAGTGATGAAGACGGTCAAATATTGGTAACGCTTCCGGAGGTCTTACTCCCGGTGGAAGGTTCCGAGCTGCTGCATACAAAAACTTTATTTCTGGATTTAACCGAGTCATTTGAAGATGGAACGCTAATCACGGAAAATATGCTGCGGAATAAAGCGCTTTCGTATATTTCGAACCATTCACTTGCAGCATCGGTTCCTAACATAACCATCTCTTTCGAACCTCTCTGGCAGCAACCGGAATATACGGCAGTTTTGGAACGGCTCTCACTTTGTGATACGGTAACGATTAAACATTCGGTGCTGGGAGTGAAAGCAAAGGCAAAAGTTATCAAAACTGTTTATAACACTCTTTCAGAGAAGTATACCTCTGTGTCGCTCGGTTCGGCAAAAGGAAGTCTTCTGAGTTCAATTGAGCAGAGTACAACCGAGCTTGAAAAGGTGATGGAAAAAGCAAACGCGTCCGCGAATAAGGTGCCGATGCTTATTAACTCGGCTATCCGCCGTGCAACTGAGTTAATAACTGGGCAGACCGGCGGGTATGTGGTAATCCATACAAATGCGGAAACAGGGCAACCGTATGAGCTGTTGATTATGGATGCACCGAAAATTGAAGATGCGGTTAACATTTGGCGTTGGAACGTAAACGGTCTCGGCTTTTCAAGTAAGGGGTACAATGGACCCTATGACACGGCTATTACCGCAGATGGCAGAATAGTTGCAGATTTCATTTCTTCCGGAACGCTGGTGGCAAATATCATAAAAGCCGGTACGATTTCTTCCGTTGACGGTTCTTCGTTTTGGAACTTGGATACAGGTGAGGTGGTCATAAAAGCCTATGCAAAAATGGAAGCAGTCGAAAAGGTTCAAACGGAAGCAAATAACGCACAGAGTTCCGCAAACCAAGCACAGACTTCTGCGAATAAGGCACAGGCTTCTGCAGACAAAGCACAAACTACGGCGAATCAGGCGCAGACAGCAGTAGATGATTTGGCTTCAGATGTAGGTGTGCTTTCCGGCAATGTTGGTGCGCTTACCACAAGTGTTAAAACCGTAACTACAAAGCAGGCTTCGCTTGAAAGCAGCGTTGATGGTTTGACGAGTTCAGTTTCCGCTGTTACTACCAGAGTTACAACGGCAGAAGGAAAACTTGTCTCGGTGGAAGCAGCGGTCTCAACGTTGAAGCAAACTACCACCGAAATATCTGCGGAGGTTTCGAAGAAGGTTGATGAAACCTATGGAAGCAGCGCTTCAGCCTTTGGCTGGGTGTTGAAATCCACAGGCTTTTATGTGTATTCAAATGCAACCGCGGTAATGTCGATAACCAGTTCTGGACTCTCGGTTGTAGGTGCAATCGATGCGACCAGCGGCTCTATAGGAAATCTTACGATTGACGGTTATCTGTATTTCGGTGGAGACAAGTCATATTATATCAGCGCGAACTATAACGATGGAAACTATTACATAAGCCTTCCGGGGTTGAGAATAGATAAGGCTTCGACAGCAGTTTTCAGCGGAAAGCTCTCCGCGCCGAGTGGAACTATTGGCGGATTTACGATTTCAACCTCGTCTATTTACAAAAGCAAAACTTCATACAGTAATTCAACAGAAGGTGTCTATATAGGCACGGACGGTATTGGCTTGGGTGCGGGGACTTTTTATGTTACTGCCGCGGGTAAGCTCTACGCGACTAATGCGGAAATATCCGGGACGATAACGGCAACAAGTGGAACGATAGGTGGATTCACTATAAATTCGAGTAGCCTTACGAACGCAGGCGGCGGTTCTTCAATTCAAATTACAAGCGGGAACTATACGACTTATCTTGGAGCGAATACTTGTTATAGCAGATATCAGGAATCGGCAGGTTCAAGGGGCTGGTCTTTATCGCATAGCGCCATATCAATATCATCATATAATTCGAGCGTTTATTGCGGAATCAAGATAACGCCGACTTATTCAAAACGCTTAAGTACAAGTTCTTATTCCAGCACAACGGTTGCTGAAGGCTGTATTACTGCATTTTCTGAGCCTTCCTATAATGTCGATGGCGGCTATACAACCGGTTCTGCAGTTCCGTTTATTTTGGGATTGTGCAGAAAATATGCAAAATCGCCGTATATGCCTTCTCAGGAATGGGGTGCATATTTAAGGTTTGTAAACTACCAACTTGCTGAGCTGGTTTATGACAGCTACTATTCAGGTTCTTGGCGAATGCGAGACGTAAACACGGGAAGAACCTATGACCTTGTTGGGCATAAATTCTATTTTTGGAGTTATAACAGCAGTGTTTCTAACGATTCACGTGTTTCCATTTCGAGTAGTATTCATGGCTTAACATCTGTATCAGGGGCAATAGTTATCCCGAAGGAAAAAAGCACAAACGGCGAGGGCAGCAACCTTAATGGCGATAACAACTTAATAAATAAAAGAGCCAATTACGGGATTTATATTTCTGGCACAACCGTTTATGTGGTAGTAGATAGTAATGGGCTGCCACACGGGTTTTATTGCTTAATTTTCGGGAGGTAAAAATGAAGATTTACTATCTTCAAAATGAAAACGAAGAGATAATTGAGGACGGATTCGAGCGGTTTAACGATAACTGCAAAGTGATGGATCGTGAGAATTACCACATAGTGAATGGCTATAACGGCGCATTATTCTTCTACGAATATACAAAGACGGAAGAATACAAGCAAAAAGCAAAAGCCTTTGCCGAATATGGGCGGCTTGAAAACCTGCGTCTGCAACGCAATGAAAAATGCTTCTCGGTTATAAATCGCGGAGCGCTCTGGTATGAGAAGCTCACTCTGGAAGAAAAGGCAGAGTTGGAAATCTGGTATCAGAGTTGGCTCGATGTTACAGAGACTGGTGTCGCACCCGAAACACCGGAATGGTTAAAAAACAAGTAATAAAAGGAGAGTGTCATTATGATTTTAATTGAAGTTGTAAAAGCAAAAGAACCCCTGCAGCGGTTGACCGCGAGGCGCTTTTCAAGTTATCGGGTTCTGAGGGAACTTGTAAAACTGCGCAAAACAGTCGATGCTGAGACAGAGTTCTACACTGAAGCTGAAAAGAAAGCCGTGGAACTTTATTCCGAAAAGGATGAAAACGGCTCTCCCGTTTTTCTTGCGGACGGAAGACTTAAGCTGAAGGATGTTCAAGCGAAGAAAGATTTTGAAGCGGAAATCTTGAAGTTGAACGAAACGCCGGTTGATGGAATAACACCGGTGTGCATCCGTGAGGAAGATTTCAAATCAACGGACGATTTGCCCACGCCGGAGGAAATGCTGCTTCTGGAAGGACTGGTCGTATTCGAAGATTAAAGGAGGTAGAATTTGGGCACTGTGGCTGCGATTATTATTTCGATTGCATCAGTGATCACTGCGCTTGGGGTTATTCTGGGAGTAATTCTTTCGGTGCATAAGTGGTACTTGAAGCAGGAAAAACAGGATGACGATATTAAGGTCATAAAGGAAGAACAGTCTATTCTCACGCAGGGTGTGCTTGCGTGCTTAAAAGGACTGAAAGAGCAGGGCTGTGATGGTCCTGTAACGATAGCGATTGATAAGATTGAAACTTATATCAATCAACAGGCGCATAAATAAAGGAGGCAAAAAGTGAACGACATCTTAATAAATATCATTTCGGCGGTGGTGACTACGGTGTTGCTGCCGCTTATTACTTGGGCGGGAACGAAGCTCATTCAGTACATCGGCACAAAGGTCAAAAATGAAAAGGCAGCAACGTTGCTTTCTACCGCAACGACTGTCGTGCTAAACGCTGTGAGAAGCGTGTTCCAAACGTATGTGGAGAGCTTGAAAGCAAGCGGTTCTTTCGGACCGGATGCGCAAGTGGAAGCGTTAAAAAAGGCAAAGGATATCGCTCTTTCTCAGTTTGGTGAAGATGTGAAAAAATACATTACCACAAACTTCGGTAATCTTGACGGGTGGCTTACCAACCAAATCGAAAGTTCAATTAACCTTTTGAAAAACGCATGATGCGGAAGTAAAACTGAATAAACTCTGAAAGCCTATCTGGGAGTTAATCCTGGGTAGGCTTTATTTTTTTATAAAAATACCCCCTCAAAATAGGTTTGAAATCTCCGAATGGTAGGAGGACCTTTTTATGACAGATGAATTGAGAAACCGGGTTCTTGCGTTACGGCGTGAGGGTTTAGGGTTTTCAAAGATTGCACGGGAGCTGGATATCCCTGCGGATACGGTGCGCACGTTTCTCAATCGGTACAATAAACGATATGAGAACCGATGTCTTTGTTGCGAGAAAATGATAGAGTCATTGCCACATCGGAAGCGGAAACAGTTCTGCTCTGACCGCTGCCGTTTACTTTGGTGGAATTCACACCAGACCGTTATAAAAAGGAAAACCTTCTACAAATATATCTGCCCGCAATGCGGAAAGGAGTTCACTGCTTATGGAAACGCCAAGAGAAAATACTGTTCAAGAAGTTGTTTCGCCGCTGCCCGCCGGAAGGGGAATGACGAAAGAAGAAGCGGAGAGGATAACGGGTTATAAACTCGCCATGAGTATGGCAGATTCAATGCTTGCGCAAGGGATTATATCGGAAGCCGAGCATTATAAAATCGACCAGAAAATGTGTGAAAAATATTGTATCAAAATTACCTCTATTTTCCGAAATTATGCCCGAAAATGAGTGGATATAAATTCGGTTTAGAGGTAATATACGCATGCCAAAAAACAAGGAGGTTTTCTATGGAAAACAAGCTGGAAAAATTGAAGCAACAACGACCTTTGAGGGTTTGCGCGTATGTTCGCCGCAAGCCCGTTCCTGCGGCTCTGCCGGACATCCAAACCGAATACTACAACCGGTTAATCAATGGTGTCGATGGTTGGACGAACGCCGGGATTTATACCGACCTGCGGCTGAAAGACAGGGATATGAAGCGAATGCTGAAAGACTGCAAGAAGCGCAAAATTGACTTGATTATTACAAAGTCGGTTTCCAGGTTTTCGCGCGATGTGAGGAAGTTCGAAAAGATAATGAGCATTTTGAAAAAATGCGGGGTAGGCGTTTTCTTCGAGCTTGAAAACCTATATTCCCTTGATGCGGAAGCGGCTCTCCGGTTTGATATGCTTTTGGCAGATTGAGGAGGGTGAAATGGAAAGGACGGTACAGTTAGTAAGACCTACGCTTCCGAAGGCAGCGCAAATAAAAAGGGTATGCGCATACGCCAGAGTTTCAAGTGGAAAGGATGAAATGCTGCATTCGCTTTCGGCGCAGGTCAGTTATTACCAACGCCTCATTCAGTCCCGCGCAGCTTGGAAGTTCTGCGGGGTATATGCGGACGAAGCTGAAACCGGAACGAAGGACTCCCGTGAGCAGTTTCAGGAAATGCTGGCAGAATGTCGCAAGGGAAACATTGACCTGATCATCACAAAGTCCATCACCAGGTTTGCGCGAAACACAGTAACGCTTCTGCAGGCGGTTCGAGAACTCAAGGATATGGGCATCGAGATTTACTTCGAAGAGCAGAACATTTTCACGCTCTCAACCGAAGGCGAAGTGATGCTGACAATTCTCGCATCGTATGCGCAGGAAGAGAGCAGGTCAGCAAGCGAAAATCAGCTCTGGAGGGTAAAGCGGAACTTCGAAGAAGGCAAGGTCTGGGGGATGCAGATTTACGGTTACAAAGCAGTAGATTGTCAGCTCCAGATTATTCCGGAGGAAGCGGAAGTGGTGAAGCGAATTTTCGCAGAGTTCCTTGCCGGGAAAGGAAGGGAATCAATTCTGCGCGGCTTGAATCGAGATGGCATCAAACCCAGGCGTGCAGAAAAATGGCAAAGGACATCGGTTTATAATATCCTGCGCAACTACGCTTATACCGGCAACCTGATTTTACAGAAAACCTACCGAGAAAATTTTATGACAAAAAAATCGATAGTGAACGATGGTAGGAAACCAAAGTATCATTGTCAGGAAACGCACGAGCCGATTATTTCAATGGAAACATACCAGCAAGCGCAGGCTGAGATTGAACGCCGAAACGCGAATCTTCCGAAGAAAGCTCCGTATATGATGTACCTATTTACGAGCCTGATTCGCTGCCCATATTGCGGGGTGAATTACCGCCGGTGCAAAGGTTATAGTTCCTGGCTTTGGCGCTGTAACACATTTGTGGTTCACGGGAAGCAATCCTGCCCGCAGTCAAAACAGATACGCGAAGATACGATGGTGAGCGTTACCGAAGAGGTGCTTGGCATCACCGGGTTAAACTACAAGAACATCCACGATGCCATTGATTTTATCGATGCCTTTGAAGGAAACCGGCTGGTGTTTCACTTGAAGAACGGCGAGGTGGTTGAGCGTGTTTGGAAAGACAGGTCCCGCGCCGAAAGCTGGACACCGGAAATGAAATTGAAAGCGAAGATTAAGGAAGCGGAAAGACAAGAAGAGTTAAAAAGGAGGGTGCAATAATGCCGAAGGTTACAGTAATTCCAGCAACAAAGGATTTTTATACCGGCGTTGATAATAACACGTTCAAAAAGAAAAAGGTGGCTGCATATGCGCGAGTTTCCACCGCAAGTGAAGAACAGGAAACCTCATACGATGCGCAGGTTGATTACTATACGAAGTATATTCAGGGACGACCGGATTGGGAGTTTGTAAAAGTTTATACGGACAAGGCAATAACCGGTACGAATACCAAGCGTAGGAAAGGGTTCAAAGAAATGATAGACGATGCGCTTGCCGGAAAGATTGATTTAATTGTTACTAAGTCCATCAGCCGATTTGCACGAAACACGGTTGACACTCTGGTTACGGTCCGAAAGCTGAAAGAGAAAGGCATAGAGGTTTACTTTGAAAAGGAAAACATCTACACGTTGGATAGCAAGGGCGAGTTGCTCATAACGATTATGAGTTCGCTGGCGCAGGACGAAAGCCGAAGCATAAGTGATAACGTAACGTGGGGACAGCGGAAGCGATTTGCGGACGGAAAAGTTAATATGCCTTATAAAAGGTTTCTGGGTTATAAAAAAGGTGAAAACGATCTGCCGGAAATCGTGCCGGAACAGGCAGAGGTGGTCAGGTTGATTTACTCGCTTTTTCTGGAAGGCAAGACGAGCTACGGCATAGCGAATTACCTGACAGAACAGCAAATCCCTACCCCGACAGGGAAGGTTATTCCCTGGAAATCAAGCACTATTGAAAGTATTCTACAAAATGAAAAATACAGAGGTTCGGCGCTTCTGCAGAAGAAATATACGGTGGACTTCCTCGAAAAGAAAATGATAGTCAACGATGGAAAGGTCCCGCAGTATTATGTAGAAGACAGCCACCCGGCAATAATAACGCCAGCGGAATTTGAAATTGTGCAAGGTGAAATTCAGCGCCGGAAAGCAAACAAAGGGAAATATAGCTGTTGCGCACCTTTTGCTTCAAAGGTTGTGTGCGGCGATTGTGGCGAGTTCTACGGGCAAAAGGTCTGGCATTCGAATAGTAAATACCGAAAGATAATATACCGCTGTAACGGCAAATATCACGGCGAGAAATGCGCAACGCCCACCCTCACGGAAGAGCAGTTGAAAGAGGGGTTCCTCAAAGCCATCAACAGCTTGATAGGCATTAAGGAAAGCCTGCTGGAAGATTGCCGGGAAATGCAGGCGGTGCTATCCGACACTGCAGCATTGGACGAAGAATTGAAAACCGTAACCGATGAGTTTATGGTGGTTCGAGAAATGCTTCGGAAGATGATTGAAGATAACTCGCGCAAGGTTCAGGACCAGGATGAGTTCTGGGCGAAATACAACCCGCTGGATGAGAGAGCGAAAAAGGCTGATGCGCGAATTAAGGAATTGATGGAGCAGCGCACACAGCGCATACAGAAAGCGGAAACAATCGGCGCGTTTATGTTCGAGCTTCACGAGCGCGATGAAGCGGTGGAAGAATTCGATAATAAGCTCTGGTTTATGACGGTTGATAAAGTGGTGGTTCAAAGGGACGGAAAGCTGATTTATCATTTCCGCAACGGATTAACGGTTGAAGTGTAGGGCATAACGCTTTACACATCATTTAAAAAATGATATAATTTCACTACCAAACGAAAACAGGGGTAGTAAAATTGGATAGAATGTCCGCAAGATTTGTGGCTAAGAGATTTGGATTCAGCACAGATTTAGTTTATCAAATGTGGGAAGAAATGGGCTTGATTATTAAAAACGGTACTAACTCTTGGAAGTTGACCGAGTTGGGCGAGAAAAACGGGGGCTTGATGTCCTCTGTTGGATATGTACCTACGTTTGAATTTAAGGTCATTGAAAAGCTGATGATGGATTTTTATAACATCGTATTCAAGAAATAAAAGTTTATTTACGGAGCGAAGCATGGGGAAAAAACTTTTATCAAAAATCATTATAGGTATCGCTGCGGTTTGCGTGTTTTCATTCTTCGTTGTTGGCTGCTCTGCGAGTGATGAAAAATTACTTTCAAATGCGCGGAACCAGGCAGATGCACTATTGAGTGATAAAGGTTATTCCTGCACCGAAATTAGAACTGAATTCCTGAACACGCTGACATCAAACGAAAAAGAATACAAAATATATAGTTTAACCATTTATCTGGAAACGGAGGAAACCGGAGACTATGAGTCTATTTGGGGAGCATTATCGGTTTTAAAGAATTCAAATTATGATATGGACTGCTTCAAAGAGGGCAGAATATCCATTATGGAATATGTGTTTTATGAAGGTGGCACTTATAGCATTTCATCGTTGAACAGCTACATGCTTGAAAAGAAAGGTGATTATAAGTTCAAATACGTTACAGAAACCGTTCCGCACCCAGACCTTCCGTATGTGGGAATGTCAGAAGAACTTATCAGTTTTACAGGACTTGGCGAATATGCATCAAGAGTAAAACATGAAGGTGATAACCAGCATAGGCATTGGGTAACTTATACCTATTATTTCAGTGAAAATGGAAAAACCACTTATATCGTTCAATGTCAGGATGGCAAGGTAACATCTGTTTCCGGAACGAGCAATTAAAATTGAGCTGGTTTCCCGCTGTTTTTGAATTCTACCCATTGACAGCGGGCTGCCTGTTTGATATAATAAAAGCACAGAGAAGGGCATTGCAAAAAAAATAGTCGGATGTAAAGCATCTTGGATTTGCGACCTGTTATGCAAGTGACAGGGAACAAGGACGAATGATTTATATAACACCATTTTTTGAGTTGATGCCTGACGGGGCTACAAGGGCGTAGTCTATATTCGTCAGGCTCATTTTATGCCCTCTGTGAAATAAACACGGAGGTATTTTTTTATGAAGGATGAACAGTACACCGAGATTGAACAGCAAATCGGTTACGAGTTCGAGAACAGGTTGTTATTGCAGCAAGCGTTCACCCGGAAAAGCTATACGGAAGAAACGCACGATGGCGATAACAATGAAGTGTTGGAGTTCATTGGCGATAAGGTTCTGGACCTGATCATCGTCAAGGTTCTGACTGAGTATTACGGTGAAATTAACGAACGCAACGAGTATGAGTGCGAATACACAGAAGGCAAGCTCACTGAGTTTAAGAAGCATCTGGTGGAAAGTAAGATGCTGGCTGAGCGCATAGACGAGCTTGGATTCGCGGATTACTTAATTATGGGGAAAGGGGACAAAAAGAATAATGTCCAGAACGAAACCCATGTGAAAGAGGATTTATTTGAAGCAATTCTCGGCGCTGTTGCCCTTGACAGCGGTTGGGATATGGCTGCAATGCAGGACGCGGTGGAAATGATGCTGCACGTTGATTGCTATTTGGATGAAGGGTTCGATGAGGACCAGGACTATGTTTCCATCATCCAGCGTTGGCAGCAGAAGCGCATCGGGGAATTACCCGATTACAAGTTTACGGACAAGCAGACTTACGACTTAAACCGCATGCTTCGGTGTTACACCTTTGTAAACCGGCGTGAAAGAATGGAAGCGGGTGAAGGTGATATTGTTTGTGAATTGCGCATTGATGATGGTGAACCGTTTGTTGGTTTCGGGTATTCAAAGAGCCTGGCAAGAATGGCGGCGGCGGAGCTTGCGTATGATTATTTGGATGAAAACGGTCTTCTGCGCACAATGCAGGATGAGATTGGTGAACCTTCGCGCGAAAGAGCAGTGAGCCAACTTCACGAGCTGTCCCAGAAGGGATACTTCTCTGCGCCGGTTTATGAGTTCGAAGAGGACCACGATGAAAACGGGAACCCGGTCTGGACCTGCGAATGCAGCATCGCCGAATATGAGGACGCATATTTTTACGAGGCAAGTTCGAAGAAGGAAGCGAAACGGCTGGCAGCTTATGAAATGCTTCTCTCGATTCTAAACCATACAAATGAGGAGGATGACAGATGAGAGTTGTATCAACAAAGCTGAAAATGGTTGATGCGTTTACGGAAGCGGAGTTTTTCGGAACCATAAATCAGTGGATGAAAAATGCCGGTCCTTGCAAGGCGGTGGCTGAACAGCTCGAAGCCTGCGAAGAGAAAGTTGGTGTGCATCTGGAAGCGGAATATTGTATTGCGGATACTTTCCAAATCGAAAAGGAAGATTCAACGTTCACCCTGTTCAAGTTGGAACAGGAATTCCATCAGCAGACCTGGACGAACGAAGTTATTCTTAAAAGTGCCGGCAGTGAGAAGGAGGTGTTCTTCCACATTGATTGCTCCCGCGATGCGACCAGATTTGACGAAGCACCTGAAATGCGCACAGAGGTTATTCGCACTTTTGTAAACAGCGGGTATGTAAAGCAACCGAAGGTTCCTATTACTTCCAGGACCGTTGAAGCAACCAATGACCTGCTCGATTGGATAGCGGCTGCTATTCAGGAAGAATATACTGAGGAATTGCCGTTAATTCTTGCGACTACATATTTTGGAAGCCAGGCAATCGAGATTGATGATTTTGCGCTTTCGAGGAAGTTGGCAGGACTTGCGTACATTGTGGTGTGCGATAACGAATACACAAGACTTCTGAAGGATAAGGCGAAATGTGCAGTGCCGTTCAATGGCGCGGTTACAATTTACTGCAAAGGTGGGAAGCCGCGTCAGTTCCGGAAAAAGGATGCGTTCCTGGGCGCAACGCTTGATAAGCAGATAGCAAATGAAGTGCAAAGGTTTGTAACCGCAGCGGTTGATGCCGAAGCACCGACTTGGGAAGCACTTCACGCTGAGCTGGTTCATAAGGAAGCGAAAGAAAATGCTGCTCTGGCAGAAGAAGCGTTCGATGCAAACGAAACGCTGGACGAAAAGCTGAAAAGGGCAGAGGAAAGAATCGCAGCGCTGGTGCAAGAGAACATGCAGTTGACTGCAAAGAACGAAAGCCTGAACAGAGCGCTTACGAAAAACGATGCCGTTCAAACGGTATTAGAGGCTTCAAGCATTCCGGAGTTCTTCGAAGGCGAACAGCACGATTTGGTGGTTTCCATTTTACAGAAAGCGCTGTCGAACTGCGGCACAAAGGATACTCGGCAGAAAGAACTGCTCACCGACCTTTTGGCGCATAACCATATAATCGGAAAAGGCAAGGAACTGTTCGAAGTGGTTAAGTCTATATTCGCTGATGGTGAAGACCTTTCCGCGAAAGAGCTGGCAGAGCTGAAAAGGGTGGGCTTTGAAATCACAAGCGAGAACACGCACTACAAGCTGGTTTATAAGGGAAGCAAATACTGGTTCAGCTTGGCGAAAACCACGAGCGATAAAACCCGCAGCGGGAAGAACCTGACTTCGGACATTACGAAAACACTCTCGGTCTATAAATAGGAGAAAGAAAATGCGTACAACAGCAATCTGCCCGGAATGCGGCGCAGTCCAGAAAGGGTTAATTTTACAGGAAACAAAAGGCTCGGTTGTCTGCAATAAATGCGGTAAGCAGTTTGAGGCTCCTTTTGAAGAACCCGCAGAAGAACCGGAAAAGAAAAGCAAGCCGGAATAGTTTTCTACCATTTTAATGAAAAAACCGTCATCCCAACCGGGTGGCGGTAAATTTTTTTTATTTTTTTGCAACTTTTTTTGAAAACACCATCAAAATAGTAGTTCGGATCGTGTATATACCTATGAACACTTTCACACTCACTTAAAAAATCCCATCGAGTGTGAAGAGGAGGTTTTTATGAATTATTTTAATATTCATAAGCATTACACTCTTTGTGTAGTGTGCGGGCGTAAAGTCCGTTCAAAATACCCCTTCCAGATTATCTGTGATGAGTGTTTTGAAGAAGAACTTGATAGATTAGATTAATCTATCCGAGAAAACAATCATCCCTTAATCGGGGTGGTGGTTTTTCTTTTTTATCGTAAAATCCATTGTGAAAGTTACGAAAATGTAGTATTATAAAAGAGAAGAAGATTGCGAGGTGAACTCAATGCCCACTAACAATAAATACGAAGATATGAGCGCCCTTGATGCGCTGCGCTTTGCCGAGAACCATACCTTATTGCTGCCGGATATCCAGAGGGAATATGTATGGGACTATCAGGAAATCGAAAGGCTGTTTGAATCAATAGTGGACGAGTACCCGATTGGCTCTTGTATTTTCTGGAAAACCAACCGCGCAACCATAAACGCAGAAAAACCGAACCTGTATTATTTTCTGCGTGAGTACGAGCGCTGGAAAACGAAGAATGAAAAAGCGCCGGAGGTGTTTAGCAACGAAATTGATTATTACATCGTGCTTGATGGACAGCAGCGTATCACCTCACTGAACATTGCACTTTATGGTTCGTATACATATTACAAGGGCGGCAGGGGACACGCTTGGGATAATCCAAAGTCGTGGTTGACAAAAGAGCTTTATTATAACCTTGATTTCTACGCGGCATCCAATGAAGAAGAGGATGATGAGAACCCCAGGAAGCGCTTTGTTTTTTTAACAAAGGAGGATGCGGAAGCGGGACATTATTACAAAATAAAAAATTTACTCGCATTCGATAAATTGCAGCGGTTTGTGCTTGCTTTGAATAATCTGACAACCGATGAAAAGGTAATCGATGACTTGTCAATGCTCTTTGAGCGTCTGCACAACGCTTCCGGGAATGGGTTGATTCATTACTATTGTATTTCCGAAAATACATACGATGAAGCTCTGGACATCTTTGTGCGCGTAAACTCCACCGGCAGAAAGCTCTCAAAATCTGACTTACTTTTTTCGACCTTGATAGACGGGTGGAAGACCGGCAAAGAGAATATTGAAAACCTTCTCGCCACGATGAATTCCAAAGGGGACAAGTTCAATTTCACCAGAGATTACTTGATGCGACTTTGCCTGGTTCTGGTTGATGCTAATACAAACCTGAAAATAAACTCTTTAAATCAAAAGACGGTTTTATCGATTCGTGATAATTGGGATGCGATATACGCCGCCGCAGATACCATGTCAACTGTCCTGGCAGACATTGGTCTTTCCAACGAAACCTTGACTTCGTATAACGCAACGATGCCCATCGTTTATTTCTTATACAAGGGCGGCAAGATAAAAGATAAAGAAGCGAAAAAGGAAGTGCGTAAATTCCTGTCGGTTGCTATGGCTCAGCGCCTCTTCGGTGTTGCAAGTAACGATGCTTTGAATAAAACGCGCAACGTGCTGAAAGCGCTTGATTGCAAGAAGGCGGTTTTCGGGTTATCACTTTTCGCGGAAACCACGCTCACCGGTGGCAGAACATTTACGGTTTCTGAAAAGGACATCGACCATTGGCTGAATACCTACGAAAAAGGGCAAAGCACATATTTGCTTTTGGCGCTGCTTTACCCGAATTACAAGTTGAGCCAGGTTGCGTTCCATCAGGACCATTGTCACCCACACGTATCTTTTGATGATAAAAATATAATTGCACTGGGGCTGACCGAAGAAAAAGTGAAGGAGTGGCAGAAGAAGCGTAATCTCCTTCCGAACCTTCAATTTTTGGAAGGTACAGAAAACGAGTCAAAGAATAAAACACCGCTTTATGAATGGGTGAACGCAGGGTATAACTTTTTGTATCGTCCCGCGGGCGTTTCACTTGAACTGAAAGATTTTGATGTGTTCTTTAATGAAAGAAGGAAGCTGATTAAAAAAGAACTCGCATCGATATTCGGCGTTACGCTTCCGGAAGAAAACCCGGACAGCAATACTGAAGAAGCATAAATAAAAACCATCACCTCTTAATCGGGGTGGTGGTTTTCTTCATTTTCGGAAGCGGCTTCATCAATAGCTTTCCGCGCGCGGTTGCGTTGCATATCGTAAAAAGCATACAGTAAAAGCGCGACTGTTTCTTCCGGCGTGTTGGGATTATGGAAGTGGAACTTCAGCTCCGGACGGGAGGGTTTATTCCTCGTCATCGTTTCCGGTTTCTTCTTCGCCATCTTCCGATGATACCTCGTTGAGGTTTTCGTCAAGCGTGAGTTCTTCTACCTGACCGCCGTTCTGGAAAAGCGCATCGTCATTTACTTCGTAGAACTCATCGTCATCGCCAATATTATCAAGCCCGGAGTAGTCCTTTGCGAAGAGCGCGTTCAACTGAAGTTTGGCTGCGTTGGATTTTTTCTTTCCGTTATATTCCAGAACCATTACTTCGGCGTAGCCCATGCAACCTGCCCGGCGTTCCTTCGCGGTGCGGGTGAGCTGCTTAATGGAAATAGCGCCGAGCTTTTCTTTGAACAGGTCATCGTCCAGCGCTTCTTTATAGACCACGACCAGCTTTGCAACGGCTTTCATAATGTTTGCGCTGAAGGAATTATAGTCTCCTTCCCAAGCGCCGATAATAAGCCGTAACACGCGGTCTAAGGCGTGGTATCCATGTTTGTCGAAGATGTACTCAAGCGTGGAAACTGCGCAAATCGCGCCCGGTTTTTTGGAAGAACCGATTATCATTCCATAGGATTCAACCAGGTCTCGTATCATTAATTGTTTGTCATTTCCGGCTTCGATATTTGCCATAAAGATTTCGTAAGGAATGAGCGGCTTGACGAACTTCATCTGGTTTGCGAAGATGTCCGCTTCATGCGAATAGTCAAGGTCATCGTAAACCATACACCAGACCGGCGTTTCGCGGGAACCGGAAACGAGCGCCACGATTTCAATGGTGTGCTGCCCGTTGAATACATAATTGATTCCATTGCGGCGGCTGACTTTTACAGGGTTTATTTGGTAAAGGTCGAAGTTTTCTGCCGCGCGGTTGATATGAGAGCGGGAGAGGTTGCGTTGATACTCCTGGTTGGATACCAAGTTTTTTATGGGTATTTGCTCAAAATGTACGTTGGGTACGAAAGCAGAGAAATCGGGCATTTTTAGACCTCCTCAATTAAAAACAGCAATTCGGTTACTGCGGAAGCAAGCTCGTCAAGTATGGTTTGTACTTTTATGAGTGCCGGCTTGGAAACGGTGCTGAAATTTGTGTTTTGTTTGGTGCGTTGTATTGAATCAAGCCACGATGGGATGGTGAGCGTTAAGCTGTTGATGGCTGCATCAGGATCGAAGGTTGGCATATCTTTTACGGATGATTGTGCGCCGGAAGCGGAAGGAGTGTAATTGCTTTGAATAACGGCTCTGCTTTTTTTGAATTTCAGGATTACCTGGTTTCGGGAATTGCCGAGCCGCTTGTTTAATTTTTGAAGCTCTTCCGGAGACATCCTTTCAACTTCCAAGATGCTATTGTGCGATATTTTATAACGCCCGGATAGTATCTTGGGTACAAGCTCTGGGGCTTTCCTGCCGATTTCCAAAATGGCGCGGGTGTAGCGGGCATACTTCTGTATGGTGCCGAAGGATACGTTGTTTTCTTTTGCAAGCCGCTGCGCAGTAACGTGGCGGCAGGGGAGTATTTCGCTTTCCGGTAAAAAATCATCTTCCTCCTGTGGGTTCAAAAGGTCATCGCGTTTATTTGAGTTGATGAGCTTTTCCGTTTCATACTGCATTCCGATGAGGAAGTGGCGTGCTTCTTCGGTTATGTTGTCGCGCTTGCATTGTGTTGCACAAATCCATACAACGGCAGCTTCCTTGCAATCGAACGGCATTTCTTCAACTGAAAAGGGAATATGATATCGGGTACAAATATCGTAACGGCAATGACCGTCAATGATGAACCCGCGCCAGACTTTTATGGGTTCCAGACAGCCGTTATTGAGAATGCTGGTTTCGAGTTCCAGGAATTCCTTTTGCGGATGTGGGCGAATGAGAGACTTAAACTCTCTGCATATTTCGAGCGTATGGTTAGTTTCCATTAGGAACCTCCGGCTCGATGCGTTTTATTGTTTTTAATGAAAAAACTGCCGCTGCTTTAGATGAAATAACTTCACCCGAAAGACGGTAGGAGTAGTTAGTTTCCAGACCGCCGATAACTTCGCAAAGACGGGTGATAAAAGAGCGGCTGTAAATTTCATAGGAATTATCGGAATTCATCAGGCTCATATTAACCTTGTGCGACTGGTCTCCTGACAGCTCTTTTTCTACTGGGCGAATAGCGACAGCCATCATTGATGGGTTGACCAGAAGTTGAATATACTTCGGATCGCCCAGAAGGTGAATGGTTTGCTTGTGGATGCGTATTCTGTATTTTTTCAGGTCAATAGCAATTGTGGTGGGTGTAGAAGTGGGACTACTCATGTGAGCCACCTCCGGCTGTTATGCCAACGGAAAGAGAGGGCTGGTCCTGACCACCCGTGGGTGTTTCTTCCGGCTTCAGTTGAGCATCCTCTTTAATTGTATAAATTGCGTAACCGTCAAAGATATTGATTTGCATCGACTGCTTATGTTCGTTATAAGGCAAGCCGAATTGATTCTGCCAATCTTGCGGAAATACCGGTGTTCTGGAAACTTTCGGTTTTGCGCCGTCGGGGAAAGTCTTCTGGTAAACTTCGGCAGCGGTAAGGTCATACGCAATCAAGTATTCGCCGTTCGAGTGGATGAGCTTGCCAAGAAGTTTGTACCTGAAATCCGGGTTCCATCCCATAAGCTCAACAATTTTTGCGAAGAACAGCTTGCAAGTTATTGGCTTGGGTTTGCGTTTTCCTTTTCCAGGTTCAGTACACCACATAAAGGAATCGCGGGAACCTTCGTTGCAAGGGCGAAGGGCGAGTATCTTTCTTTCGCGGTTAACGAGTACCTGCGCGTACCCGGAGTTGGGGAACTTGGAAAGGCAGGCGGCATTGACATAGAATTTACAGTTGTTAAAGGAAACGGAAGGCTCGTGCATATGCGCGAAGAATTCACGCCTTACAACCTGGAAATCGTCAAAGTTAAAGTCCTCGCTCAGTTCCAGCAGTTCGTCATTCTCGCCAAGAACAGGGGGAACATTTCCATCTGGTATAGGAACGCCGTTCGGGGTAGGCTGCTCAAGGTCAGTGGTGTTTTCTTCATTTTCAATCATTAGGTATTACCTCCTGTGGCGTTATGCCAGTTAATTCTTGATTTATGTACGTTTGCAATTCCTCAAAGCCTGTCACTCGGATTTGCTTTCCGGTTTCAAATAATTGACCTTCCATTCGTATTTTCCAATCCGACTCGCTTTGATTTGCAAGCGCGGAGAGAGTCTGCTCGTGTAAATAGTACGGCTTACCGAAACTATCGGTCCACGCTTGCGGTATTGCACGGATGCGGTTGCGCGAGGGGGTATAAGGTTGGACTGTACCTTTGCCGCCAGCTTCGGTTGCTTCCTGGCTTGTTAAAACATAGGACTTGAAGAACGCTTCCGAATTGGTGGTATCAAAGATGTACGCGATTTCATTATCCTTTTCATATAGTGAACCGATGATGCGGTAACGGCAATCGGCGTTCCATCCGAAAAGCGAGAAGAGGGTGTCGTTGAAAGCGGCGGTTGATATCGGGCGAGAGTAGTATACCTTCTCTGATATCTTCGAGCAGATGACAGCCTGACGGTTTGATTTGTCAGTTGTGCGAATGGCGAATTTCTTTTCTATCGGATTAATCAATAGTTCGATGTAATTTCTTTCGCCCAGCTTCCGGATGCACTCGGTGCTTAACTTGAGCTTTTTCTCTGCAAAGGTAATAGAGGGGCGGCGGACACTATCGAAGAATTCAGTGCGTGTTATTTCAAACCCGCGCATGTCAAAGTCTCCGGCTTCAACAGGTATCTTTATTTCCTGCGGGACTTGGGGTTCTGCGGGTTGCTCATTTTCCGGAGTGGTGTAAACGCTGTTCGCAGCTTCGAAATAGTCTATTTCCTTGAAGCCTGCCCAGCGGGGGTTGATAACAACAAAACCCTTTAATATGCCGCTGTCAATTACGCGAAGTTCCGGAAGGAAGGATTTATTCCTGTATTTGGCATTATCCAGCATGCGCTGAACCGCAATGAAATCATCTCTTGATACAATGGCTTCATGGTGCTTGTGGTATCTGCTTTGGGGACGGTCTCCGCGATTTTTTACAGACTTATGATCGCGGTAATTTGGCGTGAATGTTTTTCGGGTAAGAACATCGCCGCAGTGTCGCTCGTTGCGTAGGATTTGAACTACACCGCTTGAAGTCCACTTGTTTGTGTTTCCGAGATATGACTTTCTGCCGAGCGCGTTCAAAGTGTCCGCTATCTGCTGCGTTGAGTAACCATAAAGATACATATAAAATGTGAGCTTTACGGTGGGTGCTTCTTCTGGATTGATGATTAAATTCCCATCTTCATCGTGCGTATAACCGAGCAGCTTCGGAGTAAGGGGAATGCCATGGTCCAAGCGCATACGCAGAGAGGTTTCCATACTGCGGCTGCGGGTGTGTGATTCTTCCTCTGCCATAGTTGCTTGGAAGGACAGCGCCATTTGCGAATCGTCATTCAAAGAGAAGATGCATTCCGATTCAAAGAAAACTCCGACAGGGGGTTTCAATTCAGCAAGGTCGCGCGTAAGTCCGATGCAGTCAACCACGTTTCTGGCAAAACGCGAAACGCTTTTTGTAATGATAAGGTCAGCTTCGCCGGCTTTGCAGTCGGCAATCATCTGGTTGAAATTATCGCGGTGTAGGCGGGAGGTTCCGCTTATGCCTTCGTCTGCGTAAATTTTGATAAGAGTCCAGTGGGGGTGCTTCTGTACGAATTCTTCATAGTATTGTCTTTGAAGCTCGAAGGAAGTGGTCTGCCGGACATCGTCTGTCGAAACGCGGACATAAATAACCACCCGCATAGGCGTATCGTTGTCATAATAGTCGACTCTTTTCCGCGCGGGTGTGAATTCGTAGTTCTCTTCATCAATTTCAAAGCGCATACGCTTTCGCGTTTTGGCTTTCTCGCGTTCCTTGGAAACGCGGCGTTCTTCATCAATCATCGGAAGTTCCTTTTTCGGTTATATTTTCTGGGGTAGTATCTTCGGGCAGAACTTTCCAATCCGGTGAGGGAAGGAAGAAGGTGTCTTTCAGGTCATTCTGGTAATAAGAAGCCAGGGTGAAAATATCCTCCGAAATAAAATAAATCCCGATAGGAGGTGTGTGCGCTGCAAGCAGTCTGGCGCATAATGTAACCTCGTGCATTTTCTTAGAAACGTTCGAGACCTTCTGGGTTATAATTAAATCGATCTTGCCTTCCATTGCATCGTTTAATAAACGACTCCATTCGGAAGCGGATTCCATGTTGGGGGCGGTTGCGCCTTCGTCAATATAGAAATCAATGAGCGTCCAATTCGGGCAGAGGTTGATTGTGTCTTTGAACTGTTGCTTATGAAATGCGAGGTAATCCTCGTACCGGGTTTGATTAAAATACCTAATATAAACGCCAACCTTGAATGGCGTTGCGGGGTTCGGGAATTCGTGGCGAATACTGTGGAACCAATTTTTATGGTCAGCAACCTTCTGTGCGTGTTCGGAGTTGGTGCCGAAAATTGAAAGCTGCTGGGGCGCGTTTGCTATTTCCTGAAACTTATTTATAATGTCTATTTCGTTGGGCATAAAAATCCTCAAGGCATAATTATGTGACAATTATAGAGTCCCGCGCCGGAAAAAGGAATAAACCAGCGGTCAAGTAAATAACCACTGGTTTATGAAAAAGGCATCTTTTTTGAAATTAATAAAAAAAGAGTGGAGCTGTCTCCACTCTTTCTTGTTAGTCTTCTTTGTTTGTACGCATTGAGGTTTTGATTTCCTGAATGATTTTCAGGAGCGATTCAAGTTCCGCGGCGGTGCAGTCTTTGAAGATTTTTTCGAACTCACCTTGATAAATCGAATTGACGGTAGGAACGTTCGGACGAAGGATCTCATCAGCCGACACTCGGATTACCTCGATGATTTTGCAAAAGGTGAGAATGCTCAGTTGCTTCTTGCCGCATTCAATATCGGAAAGGTGGGAAGCATTGAGGTTCGCAGAATAGGCAACATCCGCTTGCGTTAGCCCCGCGGCTTGCCTTGCTTCTCGGAGGCGATTTCCGATTTTTTTTAGTTTTTTTGATTCGATATTCTCTTCCACGGTTGCACCTCCTTCGGCTATAGCTTATATTTTGACCTAATTTTATCATCTATAGCCGAAATTCAAAATCAGCTATGGACGAGAATATCGGCTATGGCATATAATTGAGTGGACTTTTTTTGGAGGAAAAACGAAAGATGGCACTCAATTACATTTTACTTGGCAAGCGTGTGAGGGACCTTCGCGTTAAGCGTAAGATGTCCCAGGCAGAACTCTCAGAGCTTATTGAAAAGTCCCCGCCTTATGTCAGCTACATAGAGAGCGGAATTAAAAGCCCCAGCCTGGACACGCTCATTTTGCTTGCGAATGCTCTGGGCGTTACTGCTGATATGCTTTTGGCAGAGAGCCTGGATAACCACCTGATGGTGGATGTGGGGGAATACGCTGAATTGCTCAATGACTGCTCCCCATATGAGCGGAGGGTTTTGATTGAAAATGCGCGGGCGCTGAAAAAGACGATGCGTGAATACCACTTTTTGTCAAAGCGCAAGAACCGGTAATTATATTTTATATTCCAGAGCAGAGCGGCGCAATAGACCGACAGTTATGAAAATGACTGCCGGTTAAAGCGCTGCCTTTTTTACATTTTTGCGATTTCCGATTACATTTTCCAAAGCGCCAACTTTTCTATTTTAGAGTATGGTATAATTTCACCGGAAATATAGCAGCTTCGGCGGTTAAGAGGTAAATGGAAAATATAACATTAGAATATTTATTGCAGAAGCACTTCGGTTTGAAAGGAAACCTTTATCTTAAAAAACCCGAAGTTGTGGGTTATGTAGGAGGGAACCGCAGCCGGGGTGATTATGATCCACCTTCGCCTGAATATCGGTATTTTACGAAAGCGGGGTGCAGAGCATACGCCCGGTTCACCGATTTTATATTCGATTTTTCCAAGCATGTGCGTTTGCATATGAGCGAAGAGCTGGGAAAAGAAATCACAAGGTTGGTGGACCTATTTGACAATTACGAATACTGCTCGGAATAGGTGGTGGCTATGTGGAAAGGGAAGAAGGTCCCCTGGTATTCTTTTGAGCTTGACGATTATTCTGCGCCAAGCTGCACTTCGTTTACAAAACTGTTCTTCGGCTCGGTTGAAGATTTCAAGAAGATGCTTGAAAATATTCCCGCCGGCAAAATGGACGAATTAAAAAATACCTTTGAGCATTTTGAAGCGGGGGAAAGAAGAATAACTCATTATGCGGGCTACATTAAAACTCGGTTCGCAATTTCGGTTCAGGTTCTGGACGAGAAATCGTTTGATTTGGAAGACGTGAATTATCTTTACGAGAACTCGTATGGCTTTTATTATCGGGTTCGTTTTTCGCGTGCTTCCGGGACAGCCTATTTGCTGAAAAGGAATAAAATGTTTTACATTGCGTACCGCGTTAAAATTGAGAACGCGGAATATCGTGGTACGCAAAATCCAGACGAACGGTGGCACCCGCTTGGCGATATGATTTGGGGGCATCCGGGGGTGTTAAAGTTAGAGGCTAAATCGCTCAAAAACACTCTCGCCTTAATCGAGTCGAGCTTTGAAAACGAGCAGGTTGCAAGGGCAAGATTTGACGATTTGTCTTTGTGTGACTGGTCATCATTTTTTGAAGAGGTATTTGGTGATGGTTGAAAAACAAGAAGAAGCAAAAAAGTATCCGGTAGTGCTTGAATTAGACGGAATTTATTATCGAGTTTGTCGTGACGAAAAATGGCAAAATAGATGCTTCTCGGACCTGACTAAAACAGAACAAGAAGCGTTTATGTCCACGCTCTCTCCGGAAGGATTGAAGCGAATTTGTCTCGTCTTGTCGGAAAGTTTAAGGACGGTTGCTTCGGTGGCTTTGAGTCTCGAAATGCAGATGGAAATTAATAAAGGGTTGGAGCAGGCGAGAGCCGGAAATTTTATTCCCGCGGAAGAGGTGTTTGCCGAATTCAAAAGGAAGTATGGATTATGAAAAAGAGAATTAAAGGACATTTATATTTTTTGCAGGACTTGAGACGAGTGAAAGGTGTCTATCGGTATGTGGGAACGGACGATGGAACGCTGTTCTCTGCGAATTATGGAAGAACAAAAATCTATGCATCGGAACTGCCAGAGTGGTTTGTGTATGGTCGCTTTTATAAGCGGTTCGGCTACCTTTCTACCAAGGGCATCAAGGCTGTAAGGTATGTTCCGAATTGGCATTCAAATCACTTCTTAAAGGATGACCACTTGCAGATTTCGTATGATAAGACCGAGAGCGAGCTGGGGGATTATTGGGAAGATACAACTTGGGTTTGGGGTTCGGAAATTTTGGATGTTCTTAAGGGCGCACAGATATACTCGACTTATGACATTACCCCCATAATATGCCAGCTTAAAGAGAAAGTAGAGTGGTTGCGGAAAGCTCACCCGGAGGAGTTTAGTGAGGAAAAGTGGCGCTTTGATTTAGAAAAGTGGAAGAAAGAACCTCTTAAAAACGGATTGCCCCCCAGATATGCTGCGGTTTTAATTAATTCTTGCTTTTGGGGTGCGAAAAAGGAAACCTTGTATGGCAGCGAAGATGAAATAAAGAAATTCATAGAAAATCTGCCAAGTAATTATGGCAACCCGGAAGAAACCATTCAAGAACTTCAGTACATAAAAAAATCATTTGATTACCTGGAGGGTTTTGAATTAGAGAGTGTGAATTCCCAGGGCGAGCCATACGAATTACAGTTTTATTCTTCATTGCTTTCGCAAATTCTGTTGCGGGACGGTGACAAATATGAGTTGTGTGCTTCGGCAGAAATTATTCGGTTTAAATATCGAAAGAAAGGATGTCAGCTCTGGACTGAATCCAATGACCTGAACACAAATCCAATCGTTGAAAAAGCGAACCCGGAAGGAACGAACTTCAAGACAAAAGCGTTCATTAGGGTGAAAACCTATGACTCGGCAAAAGAGGCTGTTTCAGAAATGTGGGATTCAATTCCGGCAATGACGACAGTGGTGAAGTATATTTTTGGGGCGATAATTAATGAGGGGTAAAGACACAATCGAAGAAAATAAGGCTCTCATTGAAGAGTTTCCTTTTCTGCTGCCCCGAAACCGGTGGACAGACAAAGTGCCAGAAGATTATGATTTTTCGTACACCGAGCTGGACAATATGCCGGATGGTTGGCGGTCTGCTTTTGGCGTGCAGATGTGCAGAGAATTAAAAGAAATCCTGGTAAAAGCGGGGGCTTTGACAGACTATCGAATTACCGACATAAAGGAAAAGTACGGAACGCTTCGGTGGTATGAGAATGGGTTCCCGGTCAAGGCGCAAAGAGAGTACCTTGATTGGCAATCTAAATACTTGAACCTTTCTGAAAGAACCTGCATCAAATGCGGGGCAAAGGCAACCAAAATTTCCGTATGTTATATCTCACCTTATTGCAACAAGTGCGCCGGCGAGATGCCCTTTGTGAAGTTTGAAGAATTGAAAAATAAAGGAAGGAAAAAATGACTACTTTTGAACCCGAAAAACGGGATATAATTGACGAGCTGAACGAGCTTGTGCTTCGGGCAAATTGGGGAACTGTTGACCGCATAGATGGGCAACCAAAAGGCGTGGTCATAATTCAAAAAGCCATTGATGAAATTATGCAATTGAGGAAGCTGAAGAGAGGAATAAAAGAATGAAGTTTTATGTGGTTGCCGATGTTCATGGGTTCTACGACTTGATGATAAAGGCACTAACTGAAAAGGGATATTTCGAAGACACCGAGCCGCACAAGCTCGTGATTTGTGGTGACCTTTTTGACAGGGGTTCGCAGTCAAAAGAATTAGAAAAATTTGTGGTTGACTTGCTTGAAAAAGACGAAGTGATTTTAATTCGCGGAAACCATGAGGACCTGATGCTTGACTTGGTAAATAGGCTGGGTGAGTATGTTGTCAGGGGAATCGAACATACGCATCATTACAGAAATCGGACCGTCAGAACTTTGATGGATTTGACTCGATGCAGTCTTGGAAAAATAAAGCAGCAGCCCGATGTGGTCGCTGAAAAAATGAGAGCTACACCTTTCCTCAAAAAGATAATTCCGGCGATGCTTGACTTCTATGAAACCAAGAGTTATATTTTCGTCCATGGATGGATTCCCTGTCACGCCAGCGGGTATGGAGGGGAAGCCGACTGGTTCAATTACCAGGAAAATTGGCGAGAAATGCCCAAGAGCGACTGGATGCTTGCACGCTGGTATAATGGAATGCTGGCTGCTTTCCAGGGGTGCTATGAACCTGGAAAAACAATCGTCTGTGGACACTGGCACTGCGCCTTCGGGCATACTTATTTAGAGAAAAAAGACCTGACACCGGAAGAGATGCGGTCAAGGTCTTTTGAGAGAGATTGCACTCCGTATTACGGTGAAGGCGTGATTGCTATTGATGCAAGCACTGTCCTGAGCAGGTTTGTGAATTGCATCGTCCTTGAAGACGAAGAAATAAATCAATGAGGTGAAACATGGAAAACTTAACACTTGAAAAAGTCAAGGCGGCAGAGGACTTTCTGAAAATTATGTTTGAGGTCAACCATTCAATAAAGAAAGTTTCAAAAGAAGAAGTGAGCATCAAACTTGGTGGTCAGGAATTGAAGGTTCCGCTTAATTCGGAAACTTACCAAATTTTGTACGACGCAGTTCGGGGAATCGCGGGATATTCCGAATAAAAAAAGACAATCAGCCAGAGAGCTGGTGATTGTGTTTACGTTTTGCTGTACGCGCCGACACTTCGCCTGTGTGCCACTTCTTTCCAAAGTTCGAACAGGTGAGCGGGTTTTTGGAACTGCGGCTGTGTGGCGAAATGTGGCGGCTTTCGTTTGAAAAAGCCATAAAAATTGAATTTGAACGGTGATGAGAGGTTTTGAACGGTCAGTGGTCGATTTGAACGGTCAGTGATTTTTGTATCAAAATCTCTCATCTTTCACAAAAAACGGTGAAAAGTTTTAACGCTTTCCACCGTTTTTTCTTTGATTTTCTGTTATAAATTCCCATTTGCAACTATTTGCTACCGATTTTGGACTGTTTTTGCATAAAAATACACCGTCTGCATTAGAAGCGCAAACGGTGTAAAAAAATTTGTTACTTGCCAGATATAGTCATATTTAAAATTCATAATTCACTAATTCAATTTCGTTGAAATAGAAATCTTCTGAATATGTAGTATATCCGCGGTTGACTTTCGAGCTTTCGACTTCCTTATCTTCCGTATGCCCCGACCAGAGCATAACCAATTCGAGGCTGCATCTGCATTCCTTGCAACGGCTTATAAAGGTATATCTGAGTTCGTGCAAACGGCGTTTAGGGAAAATCATTTTGAAAACGTTGTCAATGTACCTGTAATGTACCGTCTTTGCTTTTTCAAAATCAATGTAGGGCAAAACTTTACGGAGCATAGGCGAAATAGGAATTTGACGGTGAACGTCGGGAAGGCCTTGACGGGTTTTCTCTGTAATGCAGTCAATATAATCGTGTTTGCCCTGAACGTATGAAATAGCTTTCAGTTCGCCAACACGCATACCCGTTTAAAGCAGTAATAAAATCGCGGGTACCGCTTTTAAATGACTGTTAGCAATACAGAAGTCAACAATTTTTCTTTCTTCGGCATAAGTGAACGCTTCGCCTTTTTCAACTTTATATCGAGGTAAAACGACCTTTAAAAGAGGATTTTTAATATTGTAATCGTCGCAGGCGATTTTATAACTTGCGCCGAGCTGTTGTTTTACCTTCTTTGCTGTTCGGTTTTTGCCTTCTTCGGTAAGCAAGAAAATATAATTCTGAATATCATTTCTTGTTAATTCGTCTAAGTGTAACTGCCCAAACGCCGGAATTATATGTGTGCGCCACGTTGAAACATAGCCGTTATAGGTGCTTTCCTTTGTTATAGGTTTAATAATATTAAGCCAAGTAATAGAGAAGTCTTTTATTAAAGGCACCTTGCTCTGCATAGCTTTTTCCTGCTCCCTGAGCTTATCAAGGAATTTCTGTTTTAATTCCTTTTGGCTTTTGGAAGCAACGTTGATATGGAAACCGTCACGGTTATATCTGATTTGGTACATTCCCCGTAATTCAGTGCAGGGCAGTACTCTACCATTTATCGTAATAAATTGTTTTATGCTTTCAGGCATATCTTCTATCTCCTGTTTGGTAAATTTAATAAACTTTTTGTCGGAAAGATCCGCGGGCTGAACTTTATTCTTTACAGCTTTTAAGGCAGCCGAATCCGCCACTAACTGTAATACAGAAGCGGTTAAATCGGCTGAGTCAGGTGATGACTGTATTAAATTGAGTAAAGCATTCAATTCAGTGTTGTTCATAAAATCCTTTCCAAATAGGTGCAAATACATAATAACCAGAAGTGGAAGGACTTTCAACAAGGTGTTTTAACGGAATGTTCGAGCTAAATTCACGTATTTTTGGTGTTCTTTTGCGATTTTTTGTGCTATCCCCACCCAACACACAACATAATTTTTCCTCCTTCTTAAAACTACATTTCCCATAAGTGCATAGGTCGGAGGTGAAACATTGTTTAAAATAAAAGCACTACAAAAGAAAAAAGATGGCGCAAATCATAATTTTAAAAATACCCGCCAAGGCAAAAAAATTGTGTGATTACAAAAATTAAAATAGCCAAACTGTTTTTACACAGTCTGGCTTCTTTTATATTAAGTTACAAAAAGAGTTTGGTGGTTAAGCGCAAAGCAATTATTTTGCCGACGTTTTTGCTTTTGCTACGGCCTATGCTATACTACAAAACCTCTACCAAAATACGTTGCACTATTCTTTACGGTGAAACTACACGGTAAGCTACTAAAAAAGAAAGAAAAAAGCGGGGGCAACAGAGAAGGGAAAATATGTTTTTAGTTTAGCTGTGGGTTAAAAGTATTCTACACTGTCTAAAAATGCTTTTACGTTAGGTAAACTAAGCGCGTCAAAAACAGATTTTTGAAGTTTTTGTCCTTTGTTTGGCATTAAATAAATGCTGACGGTTACTTGGTTTTGTTTAAGGTCGTTAGGCGTAAAATCATAGCGTTCTTCATAATAGTCTGAATATCCTACCGTTCCTTTAATGTGAGCGGCAATGGCTGTTCCTTTGCCTCTTGTGACGGGGTAAAATTCACCGCAAAGTTTCAGTTCACAGTCTTCAATAAATTCTTCCATAGCTTCTTTAGCATTTAGTTCTGCTTCTTCAAATTCTACGTCTATAAAAATTCTACAACCTTTAAGAATTCCTTGTTCAGACTCAAATTCAAGCAAATGGTAATGACCGCCCGGCATTTTAAGATTGAGTTTAAAATCTTCGGGTAAAGCGAATGTCATGTTTGATCCAATAAGTTTTCCATTTTTTATCTTGAGCATATTTATTCTCCGCGTTTACAGTTTTCTTCCCATTGTAACATTTTCAGTTCAAAAAGTTTTGCATTTTCTTCGTTATAAAATCTAAAGCAAGAGAATAGTGCAAGTTTATAATCAAGGCTATTCGTATCACTGTTTGCCAAGACGAAATGACCTTTATGTTTCCTTACTAATCGCTTAATAAAAGGTGACAGTAAAGGCATTTCTTTAATATATCTATCAATGCAACTGCCCTGTTTCAAATGCTTCATTTTAACTGCTTTGACAAACTTCATAATTTGTTTATAGTAATTATGTAAAGCAGTTCTGTCTAAAATATCTGGTACCGAGGCAAATAGGTCGGGTTCGACGTCGGTTTTGATTATTTCCCCAAACATAGGGTATAAGCCTTTGAGGTATTCGTATAACCCGTTTTTGTAATGCTCTATGTCGTTTTCTTCTTCATCAAAGTTTTTAGATATTGGTGCGCCTTCAAATATATATTCTATTCTATCTTTGAAGTAATCAAAACAGCAGATATCAAAGTCAATTTCGGCTACGCAACTATTATTTATGTAATCTCCGTCTATATGTTCCCTGTCTAAAAAACGAGCTAAACTTCGTATCCCTAATTGGTCAATATACTTTTCAAATGGTATGGGTTCGCGGGGCTTAAGTTTTTTAAAGATTATATTTTCGTTTGTATAAAGGTTAAATAAAATTACAGCATCAAGGCAAGCCAAAGCTCGCAATATTTCTTCTTCTGAGTGTTGTTCAATATTAGGTATGTCTTTTGTGAATTCTTTGATAAATTGCTTGTCTTTCATAAATTTACCTCTTTGTGGTTCATTAATACAAGTATAGCAGTTGTTAGGGAATAGCGCAATTATTTTGTTTGTCGAAGAATGTCGAAACGAAGGAGCGTGTGTCGAAAATCCCTATTGAGAGCATAAAATATCCCTATCAACATTTATATTCATATATGCGAATTTAGTACAATATAACTGATATAAGTATCACTATAAAATGCTATATTGGTGAGCGAAAATGAATGAAATCGTCGAGCGCATTTATGAATTGATTGCAAAAAGCGGAATTAGCAAATCTGAGCTGTCAAAAAGAATTGGTATATCAAAAAATATGATACAGTATTGGAAGAAGGAAAATGCGTTGCCCGCACTTTCTGTCATTGAACGTATTTGTGAAACTTTTAATATTTCGGTAGAGCAATTTTTCTGCGGTATGGGTGCCGAGTATAAAAATCCTATGCAGGATAAATTTTTAGATGAATGGCGTTTACTTAATGATAAGGAAAAATTAGCTGTCAAAAATTGTATAGCTGCGTTCAAAGCTAATAAGGCGGTGCATAATGATTAATGTAACTGAACGAATTGGCGAGCTTATGGTTTTGAAAGGTTGGACAGCATATGAGTTATCAAACCAAACCGGAATTTCAACAAATGCAATTTATGATTGGTTTAAAATCGGTGCCGTGCCTACGCTTCAAAACATAATAAAAATATGTGAAGCTATGGAAATTTCTCTTGAACAGTTTTTCTGTGGCGGTGATTATAAATATACGGATGAAGAAAATGAAATTTTGAAAGAGTGGGTTGGCTTATCTGAATTAGAAAGAAGCACACTTATGAATTTGATAGAAACATTTAGGATATTAAAGAATAGTTAAAAAATCCCTCGGAACGGTTACGCTCCGAGGGCATTGTTTTATTATAGCATATAATGTTGACACTGATTGTCATAATTATGAAAATATTTTAGAAAATTTTTTTTCTTAAAAAATGCCCCTCTCACCTCTTGACAGCTACTTTTTAAAGTCTTATAATAACCGTACATTGTAAACATTTGTTTAGTTTATGGCGGAGTAAGATTTAATTTTAGAGGGGGGTGTTTATAGTGGAAGATTGGTCAGTCAGCAAAAGAATTTGTATAAACTGTGGTAAACAAATAGTTGGTTATAGAGATGCCAAAGGTTTGGTAAAAATTAGTTGCCCGCGGTGTGGTTTAAGTATGGTAAGCAAATTAATTAGTAGGCGACACGAAAGAATTGATATTTACGCGCCAGACGGTGCAATTATCGATGAAATAAATTGAATAGCGTATAACGACGGTTATGGTCGTAATTGAAACAGTATTACACCTCTAAATCCATAATCAGGTCATATACAAGAACGTTTGAGGTAATGCCGAGCAAATCGTGATAGCCCCGACGAAGTAGATTCCATTTTGGAGTTTATTTTGTCGGGGCTTTTTCATTTCTAAAATCTTCACTAAATTGTCGCCAGTGAACGGTCATTTTTGAGCTTACTTCCAGTAAGGGCTAAATTTAAAAATGATTTGTAGTAAGAAAAAGAAAAAATACGAATATAATATACCGATTTGGTTCCGTACCTATTATATGTTCGCAATTTTGCGGATATGAAAAAAATTTTTAAAAAATTTAAAATTATTTTTTTATTGTGGCAAGTAGGTTGCCACAATGAAGTTTAAACTTCAATCAGAAATCGACAAAAAGGAGGTGAGTACATGCAAAGCACAGCGGAACGCAGAATGTCGTTGCTTGAGATTTTGTGTCGGCGTAAGAAAGACAGCTTAATAAGTCTTGCAAGCGACCTTGGCGTATCCGTGCGTACAGTTCGTAATGATATACAAGTGCTTGCGTGTACCTATCCTATTTATACAGTGACGGGCCAACAAGGTGGCGTATTTATTGAGAGATGGTTCAAGTTTGGAATGGTGTATATGACCACCGAGCAAATTGAATTATTAAAACGTCTTAACGAAGGGCTTTCAGAGCGAGATCAAAAAACAATGCAAAGCATTTTAGATACATATACAAGACCAGCAAGCAATAAAGGAGATAACTAATGTATTCGTTAGAACAAATAAGAGAAGATTTAAGGGATATTCGTTACTACTATGCGCATAAAGACGTGTTTGATAAAAACGAAGTAAGCGTTGGTGTAAACGTAGTTAAAAGAAAAGTTGAGAAATACAATGCGGTTATAGTATTTGCACCTCCCAGATTTTACGATTTGTATGTTGGGCTGTATGTAGATGGGTATGCTCCTTCTGCTTATGCTATGAAGTGCGGTTATGCAACGAATTATATTTATAAGGTTAATAACGAATTACAAAGTTTCTTTCAGAAAAATTTAAAGGAGGATTAATCAAGTGATAGATTTACCCGAATTTGTTATGGACGCGGATAACGTTTATAGGACAAGCAAGTATATTGTGAAGCAGAGTTTACAAGTTCAGCTTAACTATGCAGAGGCTAATGCAATAGTTAGTTGTGATGCTTTCTATAAACGTACAAAGCGCAGAGATAAAGAATACGAGCAGATTTTTTACGACAGAAAGCGATAGACGGAAAGCGTTTGCCTTCCACTATGTTCACGCGTAAATACGTAGATTAATTTCGGTAATTAGCTAACGGCAACGATTTACGATTAGTGCGGTACTTGCAAGACAAAGGTGGCCACCTTCCGCTTATCGCACGAAATGTGTAATTTCAATAAAGTCCGTGGCTTTACATAATAACTAAAACTTAATATCGGGCAAGCAGACTTGTTAAATGCAGACGTGCAGCCCACAATCAAAAACTACATTTTATAAGGAGAAACAATTTTGGCAGGTAAAAATTCAAGCGGAGCAGATGCGTCCGCAGGAAACAATTACAACGAGCGCAAATGGCTTGTACCTTCTAAGCGCGCAAAGGGTTACGCCGAAGAGCGCAAATTAAAGGTGCATAAATTCGGCAAGAAGCAGGGCGAGGAGCTTACCGAGTATGATAAGGGTATTCGTTCGGGTTATCTCCTCTGTCAATCAGACCACGCCGGTATGTTCAAGTTCAAGAAAGCGTTGGGCGAAGGTAAGGACATACAGGAAGCAAGAAAAATTTCCAGAAAGAAAGGCAATTAAAATTAAAAAATAAGGAGAAATAAAATTATGCAGAATCAGGGAATTAAAGTAGAAAAATCAAGTTTTGAGTTTAAAGGTAATACGTGTTACGAATACTTCATCGGCGCAAATATCCGCGGCAGAGACGTAAAGATTAAGCTGGGACCTTCCGATCCCTTGGACAAGGGCGGTTACGCAGTTTTGGACATTGTATTCGGTAACGAAGATACGGCGGAATTCGTAGTAGAACCGTTCGAGTTTCAGGACGCTACGGGCAAGATTATAACGGGTAAACGCTATATTGTGCGTACTACGGATAAGGAAACGGGTGAAATTTTCGAGTGCGCCGTCAAGCCCGTGCGCAATTCGGATAAGAGCCTGTTGGCTATGCTTATTAAATAAGCTGAAAGTACATTGACGTAGCGGCTTGCGGTTAATGTCCGTAAGCCGCTCAAATTTTAAAAGGAGATTATTTATGATAAAAAATAAAACCAAAACCATTATTACGGTCGTTGCAATTATTCTGTGCCTTGCGCTTGCGGGCGGATGGATAGCGCAGACAGTAATAAATAAACAAAAAGCAAACGAGCCTACTGTCAATACTGCGGTTGACGAAACCGCCGAAGGTATGCAGTTGGATATTGCAAAAGAGAACAACGGCGTAAAGCTGATGTCCGCAAGGATAGCTTCGGAAGATTATGGCGAATACGGAGTTTCCGCACAGGCCGAATCCGCTTATACGCTTACAGCTTCTAACGACAGCGGGGACAGCTCGCTGGACAGATACGTCTGGTCGTTTACGTTTAACGACGGTACTTCTTCGTGGGCAAACGGAAAGAAGGCGAGCGATTACATAACGGTGACGCCCTCAAGCAATTCAAAGACCGCTACGGTTAGTTGTAAACAGGAATTCGGAGAAACGATAATAATTACGGTAGCATCCGAAGTAAACCGCTCGGCAACAGCAACGTGTACAGTTGAATACGTGAAAAAGATTACGGATATTTCGTTTACGGTCAACGACGATAGAATTTTCGTTTTAGGCAGCCAAAATACTTTCCGCTTAAATCCCGTGTACGGAGTGGGAACAAAAACCGGTGATTTGTCTATCGAAAGTGTGAGCGTTACGGTATCTGAACAAATCGAAGATGACGTATATTTAGCGTCACATGAAATGACGGGTCAATATTGGATGCAAACCGCAACTTTTTCGCCGGATAGCTCTATAACGCCGTTTGACTTAATGGATTATTCCAATCGCGGTGATTTTCCTCATATCAATGACGGCAAGCTTGCTTACAATGCCGTTTTAAAGGACGCAAATTCGTCGTTAGCTGTTTCTTCCGTTTTTTATTTAGATATATCGTTATCTTATAACTACGCGTATAAAGGCGATACGGTTCAAAGCGGCGATACCGCAACGGCACAGCATCCTTATTCTGCGGGTACGCTTACCGAATACACCGTAGTAGCAAGCGTTTCGGTGGATAAAACCGATATTGCGTTTTAACGTGAGATAAGGGGTGCTGCAATGAAAACGGTTGCTGCAATGAAAACGGTTGCTAAAATAATCGCCTATGTAGCGATAGCCCTTGTCGTTGTGTTAGGTGTAGGACTTATTTACAAGTTCACAAACGGCTTTAACGAGGATTTCAAGACCTTTTATATCGAGTATGACGGTAAAGAAATTTTAACCGAATATAACGAAATGACGTTGGAAAGCGGGAAAAAGCATCAGTTTACCGTTAAATACACTTTCGATAAAGAAGATGCCGAGCCGAAGGGGTATTCCGTTAAGGTAATACCTAATATGAAAAGCGATTTCGATTATGAGGCGGACGGAGAAAGATACCTGTTTTCCAAAATAAGCGATTTCACTTCGTGCTTTACCATAACGAAAAGCGATACGTCTTTTGAGTTGGAAATGCCGAAAGAATTCAATCTTCAGAAAGCATTATCCATAATTCACGACGGGAAGCAGGTTACTGTTCCGGACGACGCTGAAGTAAAAAATCCTATGCCGTTTTGTCTGGTTATCTCGTCTTACAACGGTAAAGTAACGTACAAAATCAATTTCGGTGTTTTAAGTACGACCGTTAAAGACGTTACGCTCGACAAATCCGAAATAGTGTTCGGCGGTACGTAAGGCGGTGGCGTATGAGAGCGATTACAAAACGGTTTTTATACGCTTTGCTTTCACTTGTCTTATGTGTTGTAACGGTATTTTGCGGACAAGTAACATTGTCCGCCTATGCCACTACGGACGAAAGCGTGCAGGCAACTTACGAAAACACCAACGTGTTGAACAACCTTAAAGGCGCAACGATAGGCGGCAAGGAATTTAATTTAGCGGACTATCCGCATAATTCTGACGGCAAACCGCAGGTAATATCCTTCGTCGAGTTCTGCTATTCCTACTACGCCGAAAAACAAGCGGACTACGGGCTTTATGTCTACGTTTACAATCCGCAGGATATAGCGTTCGATATGTCAAGCGAGCGCAACCAAATACAGCTTACCTACGGTGATAAGCCGAGCTATTCAAAGTACGTTTTGCAGTTTTTAAACTACTCCACCGAGGCAGGTTACGAAGGGCGGTTCTGGAAGTTCAAGGTGAAGTTATCAGAAGCGCAGAGAGCGGCAATTTTGAAAGAGCTTTCCGACAACGAGCGTATTTACAAGATAAGCGGCATTGAGCTTTCCTATAAAAACGTAGTTACCGAATACGCCTGCGGACAGACTTACACTTATAAGGGTTACGCCTTGGGTTACGGTTCGGAGCTGGCGGCAAGCGATACGCTTTCCTGCAAGGTTGACGGGTTGGATAAGTATTTGTCGTTAGACGTGCATAGCACATTTTTTAGGGGCAAAGGCACGAACGGCAAAAAGTATATTCAGGATACCTTGCACAGCGTGTACTTTTCCGTTCCAAACGAAATTATAGACGAGTACGGAAAGATGACGGCAGTTCACGCAACGTGGCTGAACGCCTACACCGCGCCTGCGTTGGTTACGGGCAACAGCGGTTACTATGAAACAATGCTGAACCATATAGGCGAGAATACGGGGCTTCCGGCAACATACAGCGATTTAAAGTTTAAATACAGTTTTCGGACGGAGGAAGATTTAGTCGATACGTCTATTGGCGGAGTTCATTTTTCGGGCTACCACAGCGGCTACAATTATCCGTCTAAGCTGTCGGGTAAAATCACAAATCACATACCCGTCTTGCATTGGCTGTTTAAGGCAACGAACGGAAACGCCGATACATTCGATGTGCCGAGCGAGGACATTTTGAGCTATATGCAAAGGTATTCTGCGCAACACGGCGGCGAGCTGGTAAACGGCAGATACAGTAAAGATTTATTTGCAAGCGTTGACAATGCGTTCACCGATATAAACATTCAGGCGGACGAAACGTACTCTCTGACTTCGGAAGTTATAAGCAAAAATTTCTGGGAAAAGCTGTTCGGCGGTTCGCACGTTGAAGAAATAGAAGTGTTTGACAATATCAAGGCTATCGAAGCGGTTGATTACAACGATATAGCCAACCTCGAAAGCGTGCAAGTCTGTAAGAAGTACTACGTTGATGACGCCGATTATAAAGAGTTCAAAGAGTTTTGCCAAACTTCAAAACATAAAGACGAAACGGTTTATTTGTTCCGCTATAAACAGTCCGAGTATTTTTCGGCGGAAGTTTACGAAGGCACTTGGAAAGAAACATGGTCTTTCAATGCAGGCGGCGCAATCATAGCTCCCGGCTACGTCTATTCTTACCAAAACGACGATACGAACGCCTTTTTAATGCAACAGTGGGTGCAGCTCGACTTCGATATTATCGACCTTACCTTTACGAAGGACGGCGTTGAAACGGTTATACCCGTGATTATGTCGCCTATGGATATCGTAGCCGACGGCGACCACCCTGTTGTTACCACGCCTGAGCCAAAAGATTGGTGGAAAATCATATTAGGGTTAATTGCGTTTATCGTAATTCTAATACTGCTATTGAAGTTCTGTCCTGCGGTCATTTTCGTAATAGGCAAAATTTTGCTGTTCCCGTTCAAGTGTATAGGCGCGCTGTTCAAGGCGATAAGCAATTCGATAAAGCGACGGAAAGAGCGACGGCGTGAGAAGCAAGAAAAGGAAATCAAGCACGAAAAGAAACGTCGTAGGCGAGCGGAAGAAAGAAAGCGCAGGGAAAGCGGAGAACTGCCGGACAACGTTTGGACGGATGACGGAAACGCCAAACCGAAGCGCAAACAAAAGCTGACGAAACCGCCAGAACTTAAAGGCAACGTAACGCCCGAAGAAGTCGATTCCTATTTAGATAGCATTGATTGGGATAGCGTTGATTGGGAAAAGTTAGACGGTAAAGGCGGCTAACACAAAACGGATGCCGAGAGATTTTCTTTCGGCATCTTATTTTTTTTAATACTTTTTTAAGGAGATTTATAATGAAAATTTTTAAACGAATAATGGTAATTGCGGTTTTGGTCGTAATTGCTCTTTTAATAAGTTACCTCGTATTCACAAAAAATAACGTCGCAAGCAAAAACCACGCTTTTTGCGAAGCGGACACAATTTGCGAAAACTTTCGCCTCAGCGGTGTGAATGCCCGCAATTATGAATTGTTTGCCCTTAAAGATTGCGGGCAGAGCGGCAGAGCTGCTGAAAATCACGAAATTTCGCAGGCGCAGTATAGCCGAGAAATTTGTGAACTTGATTTAGGGGGTAACGTCAATGCGTAGAGTTTTAAATATCATACTCACGGTTTTACTTACAATCGGGTTTATCCTTTTGGGCGCGTTCGTGTTCCGTTCGTCGTATATACGGCTCGGCTATGCGTTCAAGGACTTCGGACTTTCGGTTGCGTATTACTTTTGCGAAATGTTTGGAAATAAGCACAGCATAACGCCTACGGTAAATTCCATACCCGAAGTTCAGACGCCGCAGGTAACGCTGCCTACCAACTTTGACGGGTTCAAGGACAATACCGCGAGTTACTTTTCTTTACTGTTCAATTCGGACAATTTTAACGGTTGGCTGGGGCATATATCGGGGGTAATGGCTGATTTTGCAAAGATTTTAGTAATAATCCTGCCGTGCATTGTCGCTTTTATATTTATAATTAAAGCATTGTATAAACGTGAGAATAACAAACACGGCAAGGAAACGATACCATTGCGGATATTCAAATTTATAGCTCGGTTTACCTATCAACCGTTAAAGCGGTTTATCGTCGGCTACATAGAATTTATCCGCTCGCACGCTTGGATATGGATTTGCTGGCTCATTCTATGGGGGCTGAATTTCAACCTCGGAACGGTTGCGGTTGAGTTCTTTGCGTACTACTTTTATTTTGCCGTCGAGTTTGATTTCGGTACTGTTTACACGCAGTTTGTCAAGCTGTTTGCCGACCTTAAAACGCCGTTCGTTTATTTCCCTTGGTGGACGCTCTTATTCCTCATTTATCCGCTGTTCGATAAGTTCCGTAAGCGCATAGCAAATTCAAGGCTACGCCACTATGAAGCACGGAATTGCGGGTTTATTAATGAGCTTCCTATCGTTTCTTTAACGTGCGGTTCAATGGGTAAGAAAAAAACTACGGCAATTACCGATATGGCACTGTCGCAGGAAGTTATGTTTAGGCAGAAAGCCTTTGATATATTGCAGAAGAATGATATGAAATTTCCGCATTTTCCGTGGATACTTTTTGAAAAAGCTATGCAGGCTGAAATAGAAAGCGGACGGGTTTATAATCTTGCTACCGTTAAATATTGGGTTGCGGAATTAGAGGAACGCGGTGAGTTGTTTGGCTATGACAGCGAGCATTACGGGTTGGTTTTTGATGACGGTTTGAAAGAGGATAGTCTTTACAAGGTGTTATCAACGTATGCGCAAGCCTATTTTATTTACATAATCGAAAGCAGTCTTATTGTTTCCAACTACTCCATAAGAGAGGACAACCTGTTGCTTGACAGTGGTAATTTCCCTTTATGGCTTATGGACTTCTTCCCTACTAATTTCAGGCGGGATAGCTGCCACGCTCACATTCTTGATTTTGACGTTTTAAGGCTCGGCAAGAAAGTTTTGGACGAGAACCCCAACGCCGGCAGCTTCGAGTTCGGTGTTATAGGCATTACAGAAATAGGAAAGGAACGCGGCAATAATCTTGAATTGCAGGAAAAGAAAAAGTCTTCTGACGAGGCGAACCAAAAGAACGACAAGTTCAATTCTTGGCTTAAAATGTGTCGTCATAGCGCAACGGTTGATAATTTCCCGTTTATAAAGGTTTTTGCAGACGAGCAACGGCCTGAAAGCTGGGGCGCAGATGCAAGAGATTTGTGTGATATTGTAAATATAACTGCAAGCGGTGAAATGAAGTTAGCTATGCCCTTCTATACCATTGGCGATATGATTTCCGAATGGGCTTTCAATAAGTTTATCGGACTGTATTACGATTTTCGTTTTAGGCGCGGAGATAATACACTTCTAATTCACATTTTAAAATGTCTAACCTTTTGGCTGTGGAAACGCAATATCAAGATATACAATCGTTATGGCTATTCTGTGCTTAAAATCGAAAAGGAACGCGGCACTATGGACGGTAAGATTTATAAGAAAAAGTATTATCTTATGAGTGCAAAAATCTACCGTAAGCGTTTTGCTACGGACTGTTTTGCGGACTATTTTAACGATATGGCTTTGCGCACAAATGTCGGGCTTAATGATTATCGAGAGTATCTAACTGAACGCGCGAGCGTTGACGAGTTACAGGCGCAAAACAGCTATTTTGTAAACGCACTCTACGGAATTGGAGGTAATGATTAATGGCTTATAATTGGCAGCAGCAAGTTGAACCCAAGGGCGGCTTTTACCCCGAAACCAAGGTGTATTTTGATGGCAGTCATTATATAGCAATTCCGCATACGGAACGTCCGTTTAAGCCGCGTAAAAAGCATATTGAAGAAATTGTTTCAGAGCAAAATAAGTGGCCACAGTTGGAAGAATTATCTGCTGAGGAAGCGGCTGATTCGCCTTTTACAGAGAATGAAATTAGCGCACCGGAAGAAAAACCCGATGCGCTTATAGGCGTTGAAAATAATAATTCCCCCCATAATATGTGCCAAATAACGCAGAAATTGGGTAAAAAAGAGCTTTTTGAAAAGTTTTATAGAGAGCATATAAATGAAAAAAGGTCAGAACGTCGTAAAAAGATAATTGAAGCAATGTTGCCATTTTTTGAAGATAGAACGGCTACCGAAAATTACGTTGACGCTAATATGGCAAGAAAAAAACGCAACTTGATTTGTAGGCGTGTCAGAATGGTGCGCAAAGCCAATCTTGCCGATTTCAACTTTTTCGTAACGCTTACTTATGATGATAAAAAACATACGGAATGTAGTTTCAAAAAACAGTTGAAAACCTGTTTCAGAAATTTGTGTTATAGAAGAAATTGGAAGTATATGGGTGTATGGGAGCGTTCTCCCGAAAGGAAGCGTTTACATTTCCATGGTCTCTTTAATATTCCCGATAATGCTGTAGTTGGCGAATTTCAAGAAGTAACCGATTATAGCACTAATCTACATGCAATGCAAACCATAAATCAAAATACATATTTTGCTGAAAGATTTGGACGTAACGATTTCAAAGAACTTGATAAAAGACTGTTGGGTGAGGCCCTTGGCTATTTAATGAAGTACTTGGAAAAGACAGGGGAAAAGATAGTTTATAGTAAAGGACTGCCGCAATTTTTCATATCCGATATTATGGAAGACGATATTGTATGTACCATAGGTCAAGAGGATAAAAAACTGTTACTTTTCGATGATTTCAAATGTTGGGATGAGGGGGTAAATGTCGGAACGGTAAGCAAGGTAACGATAGCGCAACTACGCAAGAGTAATTAATAATAACAGGGTCACCCTCAATTAAAATAGAAAGGTGTAACGGAAAAATGGGTGCTTCGCCAAGCGGTTCAGCGGCGAACACCCATTCCGTTCCATTCTATTTTTTGGGGTTTTGTTTTGTTAATCGTGGCGTGTGCTTGTCTGCGGAGCGCAGCGCCGCCTCGTATCAAGACAAGCACACGCCACGATCTCAAAGTGGGTTATAATTTATTATTTTTGGGGTTTGCAGTTCGTTAAGAAGTTTTTTAAAAATTTAAATAAATTTTTTATTTATGACTATGTGTGTCACATTTATTATGGTATAATTGCTTTAAGTAATATATTATGTTTTTATTAAAATTTGTAAATTTGTTTTAGGGATAAGTTGTTATGAAAAAATGTCCACGTTGTCAACTCAATTATATAGAAGATTTTGAAGATTACTGTGATGTTTGCTTGACAGAAATTGAGCAAAATGGTAAGCGGCGATATAATAAGGGCTTAGCTCTCGGGAATGAGGTTAATGAAAAAGAAATTAAAGTACAAATTACTGCCAATCAGATTTTTCAAGCAGTACGCTATTTGAGTTATAACTATGGTGAGTACAGTATTTACGAAACCGAAAATCAGTTTTCGTATCGAAATGTCCTCAATAAGTTGTTGTCATCATTTCGTTATGGTAAGAAAAAATATGATTGTGGTGCTGGCTTTGCGTATGTATTTGATGAAGATGAAATTTGGAATAATTATTTTTTAGTTAATGATGATTATAGAGAAATCATAAATCGTAGAAAATTAAATTGTTTTGCTGATTTGTTGGCGGCTGCTAAGTATTGGCTTTCATTACCGTATAAGTCACGTAGGGTTTAAAGGGTTAAGGCTTTAGTATCATTGACTTTATTATGGAATTTTGTTATAATTTAATTCGTAATTTTTAAGTTTTAGGGGTTTTTATGAATATTGAAAAATACAGACCGAATTCGTTAACTGTTAGCGCAATACTTGGACTTATTGCATCTAACGAAATTGCTGTACCCGAAATACAAAGACCATTTGTTTGGAAGAGTAAGCAAGTACGAGATTTGCTTGATTCCCTTTACAAAGGATATCCTACAGGATATTTAATTTTATGGAAAAACCCTTCTGTTAAATTGAAAGATGGGACATTATCTTCCGGCAAAAAGATTTTGATAGATGGACAACAAAGGATTACCGCTTTAATGACTGCGGTTGCGGGTATTCCCGTTGTCAACAGCGAGTATAAAAAAGCGAGAATTAAAATTGCATTTGACCCTTTTGCAGCTTTATCCGACGATAAAGACGCTGCTGTTTTTGAGGTGCAAGATCAAAGCCATCTGAGAAGTAAACGTTGGATTGCTGACATTGCCGAGGTTTTTAAAACAGGATTTTCATCTTGGAATTTCGTCCATGAGTATTGTAAAAACAATCCCGATATGGAACCAGAGAAGCTGAATACAGTATTACAAAATTTACAATATATTGGGAACAGACCAATTGGTGTTATCGAACTTGAAGAACATTTAGATATTGATATTGTAACTGATATATTTATACGAATTAATTCAAAAGGTACAGCTTTAAGTCAGGGTGATTTCGTTATGTCCAAGATAGCGTCTGATGAAACGCATGGCGGAAATATGTTGCGCCGTGCAATAGATTATTTCTCGCATTTGTGTGTTGATTCGGCATTCTATAGTTCTTTAAAAGAGAACGATGAAGATTTTGTTAATAGCGAATACTTTAGCAAAATATCTTGGTTAAAAGATGATACAGAAACCGTATTCGATCCTGAGTGTGATGATATTATAAGAATCGCCTTTATGCACAAATTCCCGCGTGCTAAATTGGCTGATTTGGTTGGGTTGCTTTCAGGAAGAAATTTCGAGACTCGTGAGTATAGCGAGGACATAATCGAGTCTACATATGTTGCTCTCAAAGAGGGTGTGTTAAATGTAGTTAATAAGCATAATTTTACGCAGTTTATGATAGCCATAAAAAGCGCGGGGTTTATATCTCCCAAACTTATCAATTCAAATATGGCACTTGATTTTGCATATACTTTGTATTTGCGCCTCCACGAGACTCAAGAAGTTAGTGTATCAGAGATAAAAAATATAGTTCAAAAATGGTATGTTTTATCCGTTTTGACAGGAAGATACAGCACGTCGCCGGAAACGGTATTTGCTAAAGATTTGCGTTTGATTAAAGAAAACGGCGTGAAGCAAACATTAAAAGATATTGAAGCCGCCACACTTTCTGATAGCTTTTGGGATGTCGCGCTCGTTCAAAATCTTAGCAATACCTCTACTAAAAATCCTGCATATATGGTGTTTATGGCTGCGCAAGTTAAGAACAACGAATTATCGTTGTTGTCAAGCAATGTAACTGTTAGGGAATTGATAATGTTGGGTGGTGATATTCATCATATATTCCCTAAAGAATATCTTAAATCTTTTGGCTATGAAAAGAGTCAATATAATCAAGATGGCAACTACGTGTATCTTGACCGACCTGTAAATATTTCTATCGGTAAAAAGTCGCCCAAAGTTTATTTTTCACAAGCTCTTTCGCAGTGTGACACGCAAGAAATCGTTTGCGGTAACATTACAGATAAAAATCAGTTGTTAGCTAACTTAAAAGTAAATTGTATTCCGGATACAATTTTTGAAATGGAAGAAAACAGATATCAGGAATTTTTAGCCGCAAGGCGCCAGATGATGGCAAAGAAAATTAAAGATTACTATTATAGCCTTTAATATAATAATTTCATAATTGGAGATAAGTTAATGAATAAACAACAGTTAGCGGCAAAAATTTGGAAAGCAGCAAATGAAATGCGTTCTAAAATAGAAGCGAATGAATATAAAGACTACATTTTAGGTTTTATTTTCTATAAATTCCTCTCTGAGAACGAAGAACGGTATTTTAGAAAAATGGAAGCAACTAAAGAAGATATTGTTGAGTTAAAAGAGAATGATCCTCCTGCTAAAATTGCAAAGAGGAATATTGGTTATTTCATTGAATACAAAAACTTATTTTCCACTTGGCGCGAACTTGGGGATGATTTTAGCATTGACAACGTTATTACAGCATTAAATGCTTTCGCGCGTTTGAATTATCACAATCATAATGAGCAAGAAGATAAATTACAAAGAACTATTTATTATGATATTTTTAAAACTCTTAATGATGGATTAACAAAATTAGGCGAGAATGCTCAAGCGCAGACCAAAGCAGTTAAAAAGTTAATCAAGATTATTGATGAAATCCCTATCAACGAAAATGACGAATATGACGTTTTAGGTTTCATTTATGAATATTTAATAAGTAATTTTGCCGCTAACGCAGGTAAAAAGGCTGGTGAATTTTATACGCCACACGAAGTATCCCTGCTTATGAGTGAATTAATTGCTGACCATCTTAAAGAAAGAAAAGAAATTAAAATTTACGACCCTACTTCTGGTTCGGGTTCATTGCTTATCAATATAGGCAGCGCGGTTGCGAAAAGGATAATTGGCAAGGATAAAATTAAGTATTACGCTCAAGAGTTAAAAGAAAACACCTATAATTTAACTCGTATGAATTTAATTATGCACGGTATAACACCGGATAATATTATCGTGCGTTGCGGAGATACATTGGGCAGAGATTGGCCAATGATATATGATGAAAGCGACCCTGATAATAGTTATGAGCCTCTTTGTAATTTAGACGCCGTAGTTTCAAACCCGCCCTATTCTCAAAAGTGGGAACCAGAAAACAAAAAATATCAACCCCGATTTGCGGATTATGGTGTTGCTCCTAAAACCAAGGCTGACTATGCGTTCCTCCTGCACAATTTATACCACCTTGACGCCAATGGAATTATGACTATAGTATTACCTCATGGCGTTTTGTTCAGAGGTGGTGATGAAGCAGAAATTCGTACTAATTTAGTTGAAAAGAATAATATTGATGCCATTATTGGTTTACCTGCCAATATCTTCTTTGGTACGGGTATTCCGACAATAATTATGGTTTTGAAAAAAGGAACGTCGCGAAATGACCTTGATGACGTTCTCATAATTGATGCTTCGAAGGGGTTTGAAAAAGAAGGCAAAAGTAATAAATTGCGCGCAAGAGATATAAAGAAAATCGTTGATGTTTATGTTGCGCGTAGAGAAGTGCAAAATTTTTCACGTAGAGTTTCCCGCGACCTTATTCGCCAGAACGATTATAATTTAAATATTCCCCGTTATGTTGATAATAGCGAAAAGTCTGAAAGTTATGATATTTATGCTTCAATGTTTGGAGGTATCCCTAAGAGCGAGATTGATGAGCTCAACAGCTATTTTGAAGTTTTTACCACGCTTCGAGGACAATTGTTTACAGACAGCACTACGCCATATGTAAATATCAAAACAGATAATATCAAAGCTACTATTGAGGGCAATCAAGAAGTTATAAATTTTAAAGAAAGTTTAAATAAGGCTTTTTCCGGATTTGACGATTTTTTATATAGTGAATTGGTTGATAAAATGCAGTCAATAACAGTCGCCAATGAAGAAAATGTAATTACAGAAGATATTTTTAAGCGATTGATTGATATCCCTCTTATTGACAAATATGAGGCTTATCAGTTGCTTGATAATAAATGGAAACAAATTTCTATAGATTTGGAAATTATTCGTTCTGAGGGGCAATCTGTTATTATGCAGGTTGATCCTAATTTGGTCATAAAGAAAAAAGGTGATGAAGAAGTTGAAGTTCAGGATGGCTGGATTGGACATATTATTCCATTTGATATTGCTCAAAAAGTTTATTTCAGTGAAGATTTAAATTCTATTTTACAAATTGAAACTGAATTAAGTGATATAGCTAATCAGTATGAAGAATTTATTGAGCAGATTCCTGAAGACGACAGGGGCGGAGATTTCTTGAATGAAGATAATACTGCTTTTGTTCCTAAAGAGGTTGCTAAAGCTGTAAAGCCCTATGCAAAAGGCAAACAACCGGAGGCGGATACTGTTGACGAAATTCTTTGTAAAGTAAATGCTTTAATGGTAAAAGAAAAGAAATTAAGAAAGGATGTAAAAGATGCGAAGAGCGCATTACATAATAATACAAAATCTTTGATTGAGTCTTTGACCATTGATGACGCATATAAACTTTTAAAAATTAAATGGATTGACTCTGTTGCAGAAGCAATTAAACTCTTACCTAACTCCATCGTAAGTGCATTAATTAGTAAGGTTTCTGCACTTACAAAGAAGTATAGCGTAAGTCTTGTTGATTTAGATGATGAAATAAGCAAATCAAGTAGCGATTTGGTTACTCTTTTGGACGAGCTTGAAGGCGACGAATTTGATATGAAAGGCATAAAACAGCTTAGAAAAATGCTTGAAGGTGCTGAAAATGAGTGAAAATACTAAAACTCCTCGTATCCGCTTCAAAGGCTTCACAGACGCTTGGGAACAGCGTAAGTTTAAAGAAAGTGTTGAAATTGAGCGTGGAGGCTCGCCAAGACCTATTAATGATTATATTACAAATGAGCCTAATGGTTTAAATTGGATTAAGATTGGCGATGCGCCAGA